CCTAATTTCATAGGAAAGCATAGGTGTTTGTAAATGAGTCTTACTGACGATTTACGAGAACAATTACATATACTATTTCCTGATTATAAAGATGCTAGAAATGGAGAGCAAGTAAGAATAAACTGTCCTCTATGTGCAAGAGAGGGTAATATAGATACTGATCATCATATGTATTTTTATCTACATAAAGATCAAGCACCTCAATTTCATTGTTTTAAAAATCCTAATCATCATGGATTTGTCAATGAAAGAACTCTTACAGAATTAGCAACTACTACTTCTCATCTTATAAATGATGGGTTGATGCAGAAGTTAGGAGATAGTAATAAACGTATTAAATTCAATAATCGCTATTCTCTTAATAAGAATATGAAGTATAATCTATTCATAAATCCTGTTATAGATAGTAGTGATTATAATGAAATTAAACGTCAGTATATATGTAATCGTATAGGTGTAGATTTATCATTTAAAGATTTATTGGATAATAAGATTGTATTAAGTATTAAAGATATATTACGTTATAATCATATAGTAAATCTATCTAGATCTGAATATGTAGTTAATTTATTAGATCAATACTTCGTAGGATTCTTATCTTTCGATAATTCTATAATGATAATGAGAAATCTGGTATATAAGAAGTTACAATTACCAGAGTATGTAAATGAGAGATATATCAAATTCGATATAATAGAATCTTCTAATACTAATGGAAGCTATTATATTATACCTTCTATATGTGATGTGACTAAACATATTGATATTCACATTGCTGAGGGTACATTTGATATTCTATCTATATTCTATAACTTAAAAGGAGGTAATAGAAGTAATAATATCTATTGTGCTATTGGAAGTAATAACTATCTCAATGCTATAAAGTATTTTATGGTAATAATGGGTATTATAGATGCTACGTTTTATATCTATATTGATAATGATATAAAACCGTATGTATTACCTGATATAAAGAGAAAGTTATCTCCATTAGGATTTGTAAATGTATTCATAGTAATGAATACTAAACCAGGTGAAAAAGATATGGGAGTTCCTAAAGATAGAATTATACCATATCAGTATCAATTATTATAAGGAGAGAAGTATTATGAAAGACCTTGCTTTTACTGCTGCTGATTTTAACAAAGGCATTGATGATTTATTTAGAACAAACGACTACTATAAAGAATATCAAATAGAAAAATTGAAAAAACGGCTTATAGAGATATTAAAAGAAAAAGGAGAAGTAATATTCTATGGGTATGCTGATATTAAAAAATTATTAGGGTTGAGATATACTATATTGGATAAGTGTTGTAACCATGGTGCTAAAAAAGTAATTCTCGATGATCAATATCCCGAAGGTAGTTTTGGTAGAGAATTATATGAATTGGATCAGAAATTAGATAACGAATTAGTAGATATTGTAAATGAGAGAATCGTAGAATCTATAGGAGCTAATAATTCCGTAATAAATAATACACTAATACCAGATAGAGATTTTGTTGGTGTACCTGAAATTAGAATTGATCGTTTACTTAGTAAACTGAAAGATGCTGGATTCAAAATAGAGAAAATGGAAATGACCCCAGATCTTCCTAAAGAATATAGATATTTATTAAAGTCTAATAAGATTAAGACTTTTGGTTATGCATTTACTTGGTAAAATAAACAAATAAAATAGAGAAGGCTACAATGCCTTCTCTTATATTTTTTTATATTAAATTTTACGCGCGACGCGGAAGCCGATAACCCAATTCGAGAGCGACAGAGCACTATTCACATTGAACGTCCAGAGGCCGCACTGAAGACCACTGCCCGAACCACCACCGCGGCGGAGAAAATTAGTCTGACCATTATTATACAAAGCATAATCTTCATCTAAATTACTCGGCACATAACCTTGGGTATTAACAGTATTAGCTATACCTTCATTAAATATATCTTGAGAGGTATTAGCTATATCAACTATGTTTCCATTACCACTACTACTTACACTAACTCCTGAATCTACATAATTTCCATTTTCATCATAAATATAAATCTCTCCATTTCTATTCTCTAAACCGTCTATAAACTCCCATACATTACCAACCATATTATGTATACCATTACTCTTACCATTGTGATTCCAAGTATCAGGGAATGTAGTACCGGTTACAAAGTGATAACCATCACCATCACTAGCATCATATCCTCCACCACATTGATTTAGTGTAGTACCATCACCATCAAGATTGTTAGTCTGGTTACCATAAATATTACCTTTAACATGTATCTCATGGTGGTCACACCATCTAGCTATAGATACCCATCTTCTATTGGTGACCATACCAAATCCTTTACCTTTATTTTTACATGCATTAATAGCGCTATCACGAGTTATATTACACCAATAATTTACACCACTCTTAGACTGAGGTGTATCATTACCATTATTACTAGCTTGCCATTTACCTATCCAGAATCCGTCCCCTTCTCCCTTAGCATTATTCCAGTTAGGGAATAAGAAGTATTCTTCTCCTTCATAACCACCTTCTACTGCACCTGTACTAAATGCATAATCTAAAGGTCTACCCATATAACTTACTTCGTAATCATCATAATTACCACTAGGAGCTACTTCAAAGTTATAAAATATACCATTATCCTCTTCGAAAATATTACATGGTAACCCATTATGGGTTACCCTTAGTGTGCCTGGAATATAACGTCCATAACCATTCCAGCCTATACAGTATCTAGTTCTTACTCCATCAGGTTTTAAAAATAATGATTCTTTCTGAGGTTTTATAAGATGATTAAATCTACCATATTCACAGTAGTTATCCATATTTATATCCATCTTATATCACCTCTATTCTATTCGTTAAGGTGTTTCTATATATATATATATATATATATTCCTTTAGTTTGTCAATCATACATATCAAACCTTTCTATAATAATCATCTATTTTATTAATCTACTTAACTTAAAGCCTTTTATTTTATTACCGATACCACTCTTCATAAAGTTATGCACTTTCTGGCGTCTATTTATTTGATCTTTGGTTAACCATACACCATGCATATCATTTTTATATGTATTACCTTGAGATCTTATAAATGGTACGAATTCTTTAACATCAGTCTTTCTTACAAGATAACTAGGAACTTTAAACTTCTCGTCTTTAGCACCAGCTTGGAATTTACCTTGTCTATCCCATCTTTCTCCTAATTTAGACAAAGTACTCATAGCTTTCTCTCCCATATGCTGATGAAGAGAATTTCTTACATCAGATCTATAAGCATCTCTATCAAAATTGCTACCACTATCACTAGCTCTAATAGCATTCATTGATGCACGTCTTTCTGATGCTTTAGTAGTACCTATATTATTAATAATACCATATTTACTATTAAAATTTTTCATATTTTCTGCTCTTATATCGTCTATCTTTCTTTGTAAAGCTGATCTTCTATCCCTAGCTGCAGTAGCTTTAAGAGAAGCTATTTTTATTTTTCTTGTAAGATCATTCATTTTTTTATCAGTAGCTTTATTTAGTCTATATAATCTTTTAAACTTTCTCCACTCTTTAGGATTTTCTCTTATAGTAGATTTAAGTGTTTTAAGATCATTTAGTGTTATCTTATCTCCAGTTAAATTTAAATTGCCAAATTTTTTAATATAACCATTATAATTTACATTTCTATCATATCTCTTATCATCTATATCTGATTTACGACGATATAAACTATTCTTAAGATTTTCATATTTATCTTTTATAGGATTATTTTGTATTCCATCAGCATCATCTAAAGGATCATAATCATATCCTATATATCTTTTTATCTTTCTATTTAAGTCTGCTAGTCTAGGATCATTTCTAGTACTATTCGCGTATGCTATTCCTTTATCGGTTATTCTATCAGTCAAAGTAGATAATCTTTTAGGACTATTACTTCTTCTTCTAACCCATATATCACCTAATTTAGCTTGTCCATATTGTGATAGTTCTTCATCTAAAGGAACAAATAAATGGCTTCTAAAACTATACATTCTTATATCACCATCTTTAAATTAAGATCAAACCTTTCTATAATTATATATTATAATAGTGATAGTAGCAATACTATCAGTCTATTACCATCTATTAGTTTTTAAAAGGAGAGGTTATTTATGAGCAACGTTTATATTATTAAAGCACAAAAGAAATCTTCTGCTGGAAAAGATTGGTGGTTTGATTTGGGATTCTGTCTTACTAAAGAAGACGTAGAAAAAGCATGTAAAAATATTAGTAAGCTGAATCCAAATTCAAATATCTCTTACTATATTGTGGAGTCAGATAAAGAGATTTTTGGTTATAATAATGGTACAGGAGACATATTCATATCTCTTACGAAATCTCATAAAATGGCTGGAGATGATGGATATACAAATGAGATTAATGTATTCAATAGTAGAAAAGAGGCGTATGATTATACATTAAAAAGAGAAAAGGAAGATAGATCCATATGGCACAGTATGGATGATATAATAAAATATGATGATTATAATGTACCAATATCTGGTACGTATACTAACTGGTAAAATTAAATAGGGAATGTATGTAATAATACATTCCCTATTATTTTTTTGTATAAATCATGAATTTTGACAAAAGTATAATGCGGATTTTATAAAAGGAGGATTATATTATGATAGATAAGTTAAAGGAGAATATATATATATATATATATATATAGCAAATACAAATAGCTATAGAAATGGGGTGGTAATATGATTATATTACCATCTAATTATGCAGAATATGGTGGATATGAGTATTTATTAAATAATCAAACTGAACCATTATTTTTAAAACCTGATGGTGTAAGAACCAGATATCCTATAGGATGGAATGGATATGGTAGATACATTCCTGGTACACTAAGAGTTAAATATAATGGTGTAGATTGTAATATTACAGAAGAAAGTAATGGTATATTCTATAACTTTAATGTAGCTCCTGATAGTAATACCAATTATGATGATTATGAAGTAAGTTATACAGTAAGACCCTTAGATTATGCATTTAGTACAGGATTACCTGAAGGTGGTTATGAAGGAGAAGAGTATTTCTTATTCCCTAACTGGAATAATGCATTAGGTGAAGGAGACGGATTCTGGATAGGAAAGTGGCAAGCATCCAATAATGGTAGTGATATACCTCAGTCTAAATCTGGTGTAAATTTATGGAGTAATATAACCCGTGATAATGCTATTAACGCATGTAAGATTAAAGGTAAAAAATTTGGCATAGTCACTAATAGAGAATGGATATCTATTGTTAGATGGTGTGACCATCATGGGATACATGTAAAGGGTAATATATATGGTAACCAGACTAATAATCTTGATGGTGATTATACCACACTAAATCAATGTGGTGGAGGGTATATTGTTTATGACGAATATGACTATGAAAAAGAAGAAGAGAAAAAATACTATTATGTAACTGGTAATACTATACCTGATACTTGGAATCATAATGGTAAGAGTAATGGTATTCATAATATGGTTGGCAACGCATGGGATTTTATAGATGGTATGGAAAACAGATTAGGTGAAATATACATATATGATGAGAATGGTAACTATATAGATAGTGGTGTTAGTGTAATAAATAGTAGTAGAGAGAGTATAGTAGATATAACCAATACTACTGAAGCTATACTTAATGAAGGTATAGCTAATACTGTTAGTACTAATGGGTATATACCTAGTAATTTAGATGGAGATTATGCTTGGTATAATAATGATCAAACCAGCGTTCTCTTGCGCGGTGGTGGTTTGGGCACTGGTCTTTGGGCTGGTTTGTGGGCGTTTAATGTAAATAATGCTTTGTCTAACTTGGCTTTGATTTTCGGTTTCCGTGTTGCACGCAAAATTTAGTAGGTGATTATATTATGATAGATAAACTCAAATCATATATATATATATATATATATATAAACAACACATCTTAAATCCTCATAGAATAGAGGTGATATAAATGCAAGTATTCTATGATAATTATGTGGAGAATCAGGCATTATATCATACATTTAATGAACCTCTATTCTTAAAACCAGATGGAGTGAGAACTAGATACTGTATAGGATGGAATGGATACGGAAGATATTTATCAAATACCTTAAAGGTAACCTATAATGGGTTACCTTGTAGCATTTCTGAAGAAGATAACGGTATATGGTTTAATTTTGATATAGCTCCTGGAGCAAATACTAATTACGAAGACTATACTATAAGCTATGTGGCTAGACCATTAGATTATGCTTTTAGTGTAGGATTACCAGAAGGTGGATATACTGGAGAAGAATATTTTTTGTTTCCTAACTGGAATAATGCACTAGGAGAAGGGAACGGATTCTGGATAGGTAAGTGGGAAGCTAGTAATAATGGATCTAATATTCCTCAATCTAAAAGTGGAGTAAATTTATGGAATAACATAACTCGTGATAGTGCTATTAATGCATGTAAATCTAAGGGTAATAAATTCGGTATGATGAGAAATCGTCAGTGGGTATCTATTGCTAGATGGTGTGATCATCATGCGATTTATGTTAAGGGTAATATATATGGTAATAATACTAATAACTTAGATGGTGATAATACTACCTTAACTCAGTCCGGTGGAGGATATAATGCTTATAATGGATACCACTTTGTAACTGGTAATACTGTACCAGATACTTGGAGTCATAATGGTAAATCTGGTGGTATATATAATTTAACTGGTAATGTATGGGAGTTTATAGACGGTTTAGAAAATAGAAATGGAGAGATATATATTTATGATGAAGATGATAACTATGTAGATAGTGGAGTTAGTGTAAGTAGTAGCGGTAATGGGGATAGGGATATAGTTGATATAGTGAATACCTCTCAAGATATACTTAATGAGGGTATAGCCAATACCGTAGATACCCAAGGTTATGTGCCGAGTAATCTAGATGATGATTATGCTTGGTATAATAATGGTCAGACTAATCTTCTCTTACGCGGTGGTTGTTCGATCTATGGTCTTCAGTGCGGCCTCTGGACGTTCAATGTGGCTAATGCTCTGTCGGTCTCGAGTTGGAATGGCGGCTTCCGCGTCGCGCGTAAACTTTAGGAGGTGATTCTATATGACTAATGTAGTAGAACAAGTTATTATAGAAGAATTAGAAAGAGAAGATCTTGTAGAAGATATTGTTGATGATTATGCATTTAATAATGCTATAGACACTAATATATGTTTTGATGAAGATACAGGGGATTATGACTCTGATGCAGGAATGTTATTCCCGCAGATTTAAATATATTTTTTATAAGGAGGAACCCATATGCTTTCTCAAGAGATTATAGATAATATGAGTGAAGGTCATTTTGATGAATTAGTTTTAGAGAATATAGATCATACTCTTATTGATGTAGATATTGATGATGAGTTTGAAGCAGAAGATGCATTCTTAGAAGACTCTTCTTTATTAGAATCTGCTGATCATATATTTGATATTTAATGATCCAACAGTTAGATAATTTCTATCAATATCTCTCTAAAGGAGGAAATGTAAAAATGAGTGTTAAATTAGTGGAAAAGAAACGAGTCAATGTACATTGTGCTCGTCCATTTCGTATTGGTCATACACCATTTGCTGGGGTATGTAGTAAGCTCGTATTGAGTGTAAAAGATATTTCCATCTGTCTTGAGAATAAAGCTCTTGTACGAGAGATTCTTAAGAATGGTGAATTGGTTCCTCTTGATTTTACTAATTATAATACTTGGAATGGTCCTTCTGATGTAGAACCTGATGCAGAAGAATCCATTGCAGAAAACTTCAAAGAAGCTGAAGTTGAGGTATTGAATAATAAAGGTAAAGTTGAAAAGGTTATTAATGAAAATAAACCTGAACCTCCGAAGGTTATTATTAAACATAAAGACTATGTTGAAACAACCGAACCTGAACCAGAGAAACCAGTAGTATCTGATAATGTAGAATCAGATACTACTACTGAAACTGATAAAGACTCTGTTAAAGAAGATATCGTTGATGGTAAAGTTGAAGTAGAGAAATCTACTGAAACCAATAATAACCCCAACAACAATAATAAACACAATAACAACTTTAAGAAGAATAAATTCAAATAATATATAGCACAGCACTAGGGATATACTCCCTAGTGCTTTTAAAACCCCTATTTCGAAACATTTGTGTAATTATATAATATATGGATAGGGGTGTTTTAATTGGAAAATAATCAGCCTATTGGTTGCATAATATGTGAAGGTACAACAGAAGCTATAGAATTTAAAAGAAAAGAAATTACTAAAAGCGGTTTCCTTGTAGCTGAAGGTGTTATACAACGAGCAAATGAATTAAATCGTAATCGTAGATATTACCCTTTAGATGAATTAGCTAAAGGTATATACTCTAAACGTACACAGGAATTAGTATCCACAGGCAATTTTAAAGGTGAAGCTGGTCATCCTACAGATACTTCTCTTGTTCGTCAGGCTAAAGTAGATCCTACTAATGAGCAAGTGTGGTATAAGAAAATCTGGATGGATGGTGACTTAGTAAAAGCTCACTTCTGTGGAACTAATAATGAATTAGGTAGATCTTTCAATGAAGACTTAAAGTGTGGACAATTACCCTCCTTCTCTCTTAGAGCTGTAGGGTCTTTAATAAATGAAAATGGCCGAAACACTGTTCGTAATATGCAAATCATTACATATGATCGTGTTTATTGGCCTTCTCACTCTGGCGCTTACACCTCTCATGTAATTACTACAGAATCTGCACTTGGAGAGTCTTCTGCTATTAAACAATATGATATCAATGAGAATGATTATTTCTATGCTAAAGCATCTGAAATCAATAGACTCTCTGAAGCAGGTAATGCAGTAGATTTAGATGAAGAAATTATTACTCCTCTTACACAGAGTGAAATGAATAACTTCATTGTATCTGAATCTGCTAATATACGTAGCGTAATAGATACGTTTGATGTATTATATGAGTCAATGGAGTTAGATCCTACTGCAAATATTGTTACTATGAAAAATGTTCATGGTGATACTATAGTACTCTCTCTTGAAAGTGCCGTAAAGAAAGAAATATTACACGCTATAAATGATTTGTTTTAACAAAATCGTAGGTGGATCACAGAAGATCCACCTAATAATTTGCAAAGGAGAGTATGTATAATGATTATTGTATTCGAAGGACCAGATGGTAGTGGTAAATCTACATTGATTGAAAACGTAGCAACAAATTTGATCAAGAAAAATATGAAAGTAGAAATAGTTAAATTTCCCAATGAAGACCATTTTCTTGGGTATACTATAAGACAAATACTCCAAGGTAGACAACCAATGCCTCCTACGAATTTATTCCAATCTATGTATATGCTAAATTTTATAGATACCAATACTCATTATATAAATCCTACTTTGAAATATGAACCTGATACTATATTTTTGGTAGATAGAATTCCCACATTCTCATCTTTCGTATATTCTAAAGTAATGAGGTTTGATTTCTATAAAATTGTAAGACAAGAAGTGCATGATATGCAAGTACAATCAAATCGCATATTATACCCCTCTTTTGACATCATCAATAAGTACTATGGTAAATTGGATTATCATGTGGACTTACTAGTTATGCTTAATATACCTGATAAAGTTATTATAGACCATTCTATGGAAAGATGCAAGGATAATCTTAACAGCCGTGAAGAAATATTTGATAAAAAAGAATCTGTACTTACTCAAATATCTTATTATAACTACTTTTTTGAATCTTTTAAGGCTGAACCAGAGAATGCGTTTACAGAGTTTATCAAACTTAATAAATGGGATAATAAATTATCTGAAAAAGATAATTACAACAATTTAGAAAATGAATTTATGACCATCTTAACCGACAGATTAGGAGGTTATAACAATGGCATTATGGAAAAGAGTGCTGCTAAGTCTAACAATACAGATTAAAATATTACATTTGCTTATAAAGCATTTAAAAAATAAATGGATTGGTCAATGGAAATCTTCTATTGTTACACTAATAATTCTCTTATTAGGAACTATATTACCAACTATAACAATCTCCATATACGGAGAAAGTTATTTTGGTAATTATTTCGTAGTAGTATTCGTATACCAAATAATATTTTGGGGTTGCTTAATACTATTAGCGGTTATGAATAAAGCTCTTATGATATCTAGAATGATACAAAAATTTGAGTATGCATCTATTACTTATAAATTTATGAATGAGTGTTATCATAAAATCGTGGAAGAGTATGATAACTTCATAAGACTTAAAATGGAGCATGATAAAAGTTATAATAGAAAATATTATGATAGAGTAATAATGAATACCATATACATCGTTATATTCGAACTATACTTTAATAATCTTGCATCTATGGAGCAATCTTGTGATGCACACCTTACTGATATGAATAACATATTACAGCTATATCATGATAGACATTTTATGAACTATTATTCTAGAATATTTTTCTCTCTAAAAGAATCAGAAGATGATGAATTGGCATATCAGACTCTTGTAAAAACCATACGAGATGATGTATGCAATATACTAGAACCATATCATTGGTTCGGAGAATCATTTAATGAAGATGAGATCATTAAATTCATCGAGTATGTATTGAATAGATGGTTTAGTAATATTATCTTCTTGGGCATAAATAAAGCAAAGTTGTATGGAAGAAAACAATCATTATAAAAAAAATATGATAGAGAGGTTAATACCTCTCTATCTAAAATTTTGTTTATTATACGTGATAAGCAACTTGCATATCTGGGAAAACAGAATCTATTTTAAGTATCAATGCCCAATCATTATCTGTTACACCATCATCATAAGTATTGAGGAGTTGTTTAATTGGTGCAAAATATCTAGTAGATCCTACTACAGCTCCATCTTCAAATAAACTAAATACTTTTAATACATTAGCTATCCTGTATGGATTAATCCAATTACCGTTAAAATATACCAACTCAAAATTTAGTCTTACATTATTCTTGTATACTATTATATAGAGTTTTTCTATATGAGCTTCTACTATCAAATCTGTAATAAACTTTCCACGATACTCAGAATCAGGATCCTTACTATATGAAAATAACATTTGATCATTTATTATAAATAGCATTGCATCTAATGGTGTTCTCCATCTATAATAAGAGTTGGCATACTGATCTATATCACGTACTCTTGTCTTTGCTTTGTAATCTAATTTCTTATACTGGAAATCTATAGCATCCATAGCATATTTCTTACACACTTTCATATCTAGGTCTAACCAACAAAATACATTTTTAAGATACTCTATATATCTCATAGTCATTGCATGACAAGATACTTCTACTAAAAACGTACATTCTTCTCTACTTATTATCCCATCAAGCTGCATTTTAAAAAATGTACTTAAATCCTGGTCTACATGCAATAACTCATGAATTATCGTATAGAATACTCTTGAGTCTAATTCCTCTACAGTTTTAGCACAAGTCATAATACCATGGATATTAAGAGAGATTGTGTTAAATATAGACGAACCATATAATCCAGTATTCGCCATAAACGTTACATTCTCTGCCATTACTACTTTATTAACCATACCATTTAGCTGTCTAACTATATATTCAGCTATTTGGCAATTATGACTATAACTATCTTGTCTATAATCACCACTATTCAATATATACAAATCATTTGTAAATCCAGTATTATACTCTTTACCCCCAATAAACACTTTACAATAACCTCCTATTTTTATCTTTAAATACGATATCAGTATTAAGTTCGTTTATCTCTATTCTCATTATGCAGGTGTTTTTAATAAAGTTAATACTTACCCTACTGCCATGATTTCTTATAGTAATCACATTTACTGTTGGTAAAATCACTCTCCAATCATTATATACTCCATTTCTCATTATATCTACTTCTAAATCAGGTTTAGATCTAGAGGTTGATACTTTTAATACAAAATTCTCACATCCACTGCGTTTTATTATATTCTCTATTCTCATTTCAGGTCTATCTACGTTATAATAAAACGAATATCTATCTATTACATATAACAACTTCTCCAATGGATTGCTAATCTTAAAATAAAAACGTAAAAAATAATTAACCCCATGTAAAGCTAATTCATTATACCAGACTGATGGGTCTGGTAATTCCAGTATAAGATTTATATTATATTCTAATTCAGGTTTAATTTTTTCCATTACTTTATACGTAACTGCATGACAAGATAACTCTTTTATTCTAGCTCCTTCTAATAATCCATATGGCGATTCATCATATGCTCTTTGATTTTGATCTAAATGTAATAACTCATGTATTACTACATATGCTATCATACCATATACTTTACTACGATTTAATATATTACCATTTCTACTAAGAGTCGTAGCTAATATATTTGGAAGATAGATATAAACTATACTTCCTTCACTTAATCCAGAATAATAGATATCTGGGTTAGTATCGAATATAATAGAAGTTGCTGGAAATACATTGTTTACTATACCATTATAACGATCAAATACATATGAGGCAAAGTTCTTCATCTCCATATAAGTAATATTATTGTTTTGAGTATTTATCATATCTTAAATCTCCTCCTCATATTTATAGTATATAATCATCTTAGATAATAAAAAAAGACAGCCCAAGATGGGCGGCCTTTTATTGTGTTGAGAAATAATGTTACCATTCGATGATAACAGTGTCATCCCAAGTGGTCATGCGGATCTTGTATCCATTTTCAACCAACAATTGTTTTATCACCTCCTTTTCTAAACAATCAAAGTCGTACAACTTGATTTCCAACTTATTGCAGTTTGTCTTTGCTGCGGCAATCAATTTCTGGTTCAACATATATTCCATGCATCTTCTCACACGATTGAAATTCTGAAATGCACGGATCTCGTTTGCCTTTACCATAATAATCTCCTCCTTGTTGATATAAGGGTTACTATTTTATATGACACTCACTTTGGCATCACAACCTTACTATCACTATTATAATATATAATCGAAATATATTATTTTTACTTTATTTTTTAGGGTATCACAGTAATTTAACTAAAAAAAAAGACCACCCAAAATGGGTGGTCTATATTATTATTCGAAGATGGCTTTATTACGAGGCATCACTTCGTACCTGTTTGCCACTCTTGTCACGATTCCATCCTTTTCACGGAATTGTGCAAAATATACTCCGTTAATAATCGGAGTACAAGAATAAAATTCATCATCTATTCGTCTGTTTCTTAATCTCTTGAGTTCGGCTTTTGCCTCACTTAATGTCATTCCATGTAACTTAGTTACTAAAGCAACACCATTTTCGGCTACAACATATTTATCCATAATAAACTCCTCCTTAGAGTGATATAAGGATCGCTGTTTTATGTAAGACTCATCTTCGGTCTACAACCTTATTATCACCTCTATAATATATAGTTAAAAATAAATTTAAAAGACAAAAAAGACCGCCCAAGATGGGCGGCCTTTATTTTTTTGAATAGTTACCAAGAGATGATTATATCATCTTCTTGATTTAAGCATGCGTCGAAATTATTAGCCAACAGCTTATTCATTACCCAACGGTTTTGATATTTATTCGCGGTTGAAGAAAATACCACATTACGATGACAACCCTTTGCTGCTTTTACGATTTCACTTTCTACGGCATTTAGAAGTTCTCTTTTCTTCTGTATTACGTCTAATACTAATGCTTCCATAAAGGAATCCTTTTTATATTGGGTTAATACGACAACAGAGTTCTCTTCATTATAAACGCATCCAAGTTCATCTAATACCTTAGACCAATATTCGGTTTTTGGCAGGTAAAGTGAATACCCAAAATCAATTGCCGAATCCGTCAATAACTTTTTAATGTGTTCTTTTTCTTTTTGATAATCGGCATTTAGAGTGATTTCCAAAGCTTCTCTTGCATTCAACATGATAAATCTCTCCTTTATCTTTAAACAAAATAATTTTCTTATGATAATATTTCTACTATCACCTCTATAATATATAATCAAGATATACCACTTTTACACCCCATTATTTACCTGACTCGACTTAGTAGTAAATAGGGAATATATTTCCCATACTGTTTTAAGGAGGGAAATTATGGCTATATTAACGTCTAATGAATTGCAATTCAAAAGAGAAGATGTATCTCCTCATATAGTAGAAAATAATAATATAACTATCTATTATCAACGATCTACGACTAACTCATCTTTTATAGAAATGAGTAACTATCTTAGAGGTATAGGAGTTCGTAACTATAGATTTATGCTTGCTCTATTAGATAAAGATCTTGCTGGTATAGACCCACATGATCCTAATCTGCCAGAGATTTATAAGTATAAAGTCTTAGCAGAAGTAAGAAATAATATATGGTATTTCTTAAGAGAAGTAGTAAGAATACCAGCATCAGGTGAACCTAGTAAGTTTATACTTAATCGAGGGAATATGGCATTTATTTATATGGCTTCCATGAATATAAATACCATCAATATACAACCTCGTCAGACAGGTAAGACTATAGGTGCTGCTTGCTTCTATTGTCATATATACAACTTTAGAACTCAAAATACTCAGATATCTTTATTAAACAAAGAGTTTAAAGACTCTAAAGAAAATCTTGGTCGTATAAGAGCTATACGTGATCTATTACCATCTTATTTAAGATTCGATGCTCTATTCTCTGAAGTAAATGGCAAACGTACTAAAGTAAAGACAACCCAGGAGTTTATGGAGAATGCTATAAACCATAATAAATTAAGAACCTATGCTAAAGCAAGAAATGAGTTAGCAGCAGCTAATCTATTACGTGGTCAGACTTTCCCATTACTCTGGGTTGATGAATTTGCATTCGTTCCATGGATTAAAACTATCTATGGTAATATGATACCAGCAATGTCGAAAGCTACAGAAATTGCTAGAGCTAATGGTGTACCTTATGGAATTAACTATACTACCACTCCTGGGTTCTTAACTACAGAAGAAGGTAAGTATGCTTATAAAATGATTCATATGGCTACACAGTTTAATGAAGCTTGGTATGACTTAAGTTATTTCCAAATAATGGATATCATAACTGCAAACCGTATGTCGAACTTTGTATTTATACAGTTTAATTACCAGCAGTTAGGATATTCAGAAGAATGGTTCTATGAAAGATGTAAAGAAGCTGGATGGGATTGGCCGCTTATTAGACGTGAATATATGCTCGAATGGTCTGATGAAGCAGAGAACTGCCCATTCACTAAAGAAGAGTTGGATATCGTAGCCAAATTCTGTAAGAAACCTAAGAAGACTGTACTTATATTTGGTAAGTATGAACTTAAAGTATTTGAAGAGATTCCTCTTAAAACTAACTTAGTTCCTAAGTATCCTCCAATTATTGGTGTTGACCCATCTGGTGGTGTATCACAAGACTGGAGTTGTTTAACTTTTGTAGATTCTAGAACTACTAGAGTATTTGCAGAAATGAGATGTAATACTATAAGCCTTATAGACCTAGCAAGAGTTATAGAGTATATAGTGTTAAATATGATGCCTAATGCAGTTATCAATATAGAAAGAAATGGAGTAGCGGAAGCGATCTCAGCATAAAAAGTAATTTTTATGTTTCGACAGTGTTTAATGCTTTGAAGAAGGTTAGAGCCTATTAGCCACAACGCAATCTGTGAAGATAATCGTGATGGATTGAAAAGTAATAGGATTCCTTTGTTTAGCAGCGAAATAAACTTTACGAAGTTTAACGTTCAACGATCATCTCCTGACGGGAGAGTAGACCCACAAGCTTATGGTGGAAGAAAAATCCTGGTCCTAATATATATTCGTATTAGGAATGACAAATGATCTGGTCACGTTCTGTAATGGAAGTGCTTGGAAATATATACCAAGAGTATAGAGTTGCGCCTATATGAAACACAACGGTTATGGTCTTTCTATTATTGGTAGACTCAAAGAATCCAAAGTAAAACGTAATCTCTATTATGAGATTAAAGATAAGATAGTAGAAGAAGTGATGCAGAATGGTAAACCTGTAAGAGTTACTAGAAAAACTAAGTGCTTTGGTTTACATTCAAATCATGAAATAAGAAATCTTCTTATAGAGATTCTTAGAGAAAGAATGAATTTCCATAAAGATAAATTCATATCTCCTACTTTATATGAAGAAATGAGAGGATTGGAAGTAAAACGTAATGGTAAGGTAGAACACTCTGATCTTACCCACGATGACCAGATATTCTCTTATCTAATGGCTCTTTATGTATGGTATGAAGGAAAGAATCTTAGAGAAGATTTCGGTATAGAAAAGGCTGGTATTAAGACTGAAGAATCTATAGATGAAGAGATAGAATTAGTATCTGGCCCAGGTTCTGGATTTGATATGACTAAATCTATGGCTGCTGCTAATAGACCTGCTGATGCAGCTGATTCTATATTAACTAATCAGTTAAATGGTCTTGCTAAAGCTAAAGGTTTATTATTCTCTGAATTTGTAGAACAGCAGAGAAAAGCTGATGAAGAACACCTCAAACAATTACTTATGAATCCTAAAGATAAAGAAGCTTATGCTAGATTCTATGGTGTATCTCCAGAAGATGTAGATGTAGATTCTTCAACAGATTCTTTATCTGAGGCTATGAGTACTCTTCCAGAATCTGTATTCTTAGACTTTAATGTACCTGAAGAAGAAATGTCTCGTAGTTCCATATATCGTACACTCAATTCAAATATTGGCGCTCAAGCAAGTATGGAACAAGAAATGTATGAAGATTCTATTCATTAAACTATATACTGACTGAGGCTAATTACAGCCTCAGTCTTACTTTTGATTTAATCCAAAACAGTTTTGTAACTATTAGAAAGGAAGGGTAATTATATGAATAGTTTTTTAATGAATAGTAAAGAATACGAGATTCAAGCTAATAATCAATTATCTTCGATTCTTTCTCAATTTGATGAGCAATATATTATGGATATAATGGACGATACTATGCAAATGAGATTGAACTCATTTGAATTAATGAGAGCACCTATGATTGTTGAGGGATTTGAAGAGAATTTCCGTAGTTATATGGAAGTATACCCAGCACAACAAGAACTTATTAAGCAACGTAGAGCTAGTATTTATAGAGAAATCATAGATCACATCTGTAAAAGATTTGATTTATCTTTTACAGAATCTGATGATCTTGATCTCTATACTATGGCTTATTATCTTTATGATTTCTTTATCTCTGGATTCAATCAATATCTCGTAAATTTCTATACTACTTATATTAACATGGAGAAAGACAATATCTATTCTTCTATGGGATTGGAGTCCCTTAGTAAGAATAAAGATATGTCTACCAATTATGGTAAAATGTCTTTTAGTATGGATAAGAATATTGCAGTTATAGTAGCAAATCTTCCATCTGTATTAAGTAATCTTAGATCTATTCATATACCAGATGATTATATTTTAGATACAATCTATAGAAGTCCGGATGTAACTGCATTATTCTTAAATCACGTAATGTTTAAGAATACTCTATTCAATATATTCAATACTATCTTATTTAATCCTCATCTTTATCCAATTATTATTACGCATATAAGATTAGCATTCCAAATGGAATACTCTAGTGCTATGAATACTGAGGCTGTAGATAAGGAATAATATTATTTTATAAGGGAGAGAATGTAAAAATGACTCAAAAGAAGAAAGACCTTTTAGAATTAGAAGAAGATGAAATGATGAATTATGGTGTAAAAAATATGTTTGTACCTATATTCGGTAAAGAGGTTGCTAATAAATTCGTTGATATCTATAATGCTAAATTAGAAGATAGAGATGAATTAATGAGTAAAACTTATAATGATCTGAAAGATAAATATGAAAATGATTCATCTAAAGTAAATCTTATCAAATATCTCCATTCTCTTATGATTGCTTATAGATTAGGTGCATTAGAAACTCTTCCTACACCTTTGATATTGGAAGCAAATAAGCAGCATAATTTAACTAAGATAACAACTAAGTCTGTAAGATTAAATAGAGCTGTTGATGATATCTATATGATTACTGATAGATCAGGATTTAGTTTTGATTGTTATTTATTACCTGATATGCTTAAGAAATTTACTGTATCGCATGGATATATTAGAAGAAATACTAAACTTAAGGATTTGGGTGATGATTATGAAATGGAAATGTATTTCACAGCTCTATTAAGTAAATACACTAAAACTATTCCTTATACTGGTATAAGTCAGATGTGGTTTGTACTTATACTTATGAAAACTATTTCCGATCTTACTTATTATCCAATGACTAAATTGGCAGAGAATAAAGATATCAGAACTAAAGTATCTAATCTTATAAATACCATGAATTATATTTATAAGAAAGAATCTGAGCGTAAGAATAATACTGGTGATAAAGAATACGCTAAAGTAGATCTTACTAAAGTATCATCTAATAAATTCTCTTCTCCTGCTATTGGTGAAGATATTAAAGAAGATGGTACTGTAAAGATTATAGAAGAAGAAGTATAATTTTTTATTTGGGGGTAATGTAAAATGAGTAAAATCTTTGTATTTGGTACTGACGAACCTACGCTAACTGTACATGTTCCTACAGACTGTGTTAATGCTTGTAGTTTTTGTGTAAATAAAAGAATGTATCACACAGATGAATTTAAAAATAGCTTATATACTGATAATGGTAAATGGGATATAATTAAAGAAACTTTAAAAGACTTATTAGAAAAATATCCAGAAATGTGTCGTAATATAGTAATCTCTGGAGGAGAACCTTTAGCAGATTATTTTAATTTAAAAGCAGCTATTTTTCCTATTTTATATAAATACAAATCTAAAAAAGTTATAAATAAGATATACTTAAATACCTATCTCCCTAATATTGATAATTTCGTAGATTTATGTATATCTCATGCTTCTGAACCCAATAAACTTATAGATGGTATATCTGTTTCTAGACCTAATCTTTCTGTAAAAGAATTTGCTAATTATCCATGGGGCGATGGTTCTGATGATGTGCTTTTAAAATTAATGATAGCTTTTAGATCTAATTTTTGTTATGACAAAGATATACCTTCTATTAGGGTCAATGCTATTATCACGCATAATGGCATAGATTTGAAAAAGATTGCAAAATTATATACAGAATCTGGTATTAAAGTAAGTTTAAGAGAAGATTTCTCTGAAGAAAATAATACTACTATTCATAAACTTACTCCAAATCAGAAAAAGCGTTATGCTGATTTAGACCCTATATTTGATGGCGGATGTAACTCTTGTGCTACTTTCTCTACTAATATGCTTAATGTAACTATTCATAAAGGATTAGAACACACTTCTCATCAACTTGATATAGGTAAGAATACTTTAATCGAAGTAGTAGATTTTATAATAGATCCTGTAGGTAATGTATATTATGATTGGATTTCTACAGAATCTGATAAAGATTTATATAGATTCGATTATAAAACTAATGGTGTAGATCATATTCACTCTAGAGAAGGTAGTGTTATATCTATTTTCGATACTACTGGTTGTAGAGTTAAAGTTAGTGATGAAGAAGAAGAGAAAAATAAAAAAGAGATTATAGATAAAATAATTGATGACGTCAAACATTCTTCAGACTCTTCTTCTTGTGAATGTGAAGCTTGTAAGAAAACGCAAGATAAATGGGATGAGACAGTAAAAGCGATTGAAGAGTCTAGAGAACATGGTTATTTGAGTTTGTTTAAAAATCATGGATATGACGGACCTATGGTATCTTGTGGTCCGACTAATATGTGTTAATTAAAGGAGATAGTATAATATGCGTTATGTAAAGAAACCTATTATTGTAGAAGCTTTCCAGTTAAAAGTAGATTGTCTTACTGAAGATGCTCAGCCTAATCTTCCTGATTGGGCAATTAAAGCACTTAAAGATGGAGTACTTATGGGAGATCCTGATCATAAATCTACTTGGATTAAAACCCTTGAAGGATTGATGCATGCATCTAAATATGATTATATCATTCAGGGTATTAAAGGTGAACTTTATGCTTGTAAACCAGATGTATTCAAAAAGACTTATGAACGAGTAGTAGGATAATAAAATACTCCTTTTCTTCACATCTTAGTAAATAACTAAGATAGGAGGAATTGTAATGTCTTGCAAGTGTGGAAAAGATCATATCCATGGCCCTATAAGACCACCCAAACCCCATATGTGGTATGGAAATGATTGTAATAGTGTAAATAGAGTATTTGCTCCTGGACAAACAGCATTTAATGGAACTCCTAACCATTTTTATGGTTGTGATATACAGATGAGGACCTCACTCGTTAATCCTGGCGTAATGAGTGGATTATATAGAGAGTGTGGTCCTCTTAATTGTTCTTGCTGTTCGACTGGTATAGTAAAAAGTCTTGTAGGTGTAGATACTCAGGCTATGCTTATACTTTCAGTTACTTTTAATTATAGTAATTCTCAATTTAATGAAACCATTGATATAATTCCTGGTAATATCTATACTATGGAATATGTAGAAGATGGTGCTATGAATAAAGTAACTGGTTTGGTTAAAACAGTTTATAGGGTAAATACTTTAGAAGAAGATACCAATATTTATAAGATTATGATAGACTGCTCTAGCAATTATACCAATAATGTAGTAGTTATATCATCTGATCAGCTTAGAGGTTGTAGAAGGTTTATTAAATATGCTGAAGAAGAAACTAAGATTTCTGTAGCTACTCATAATTATGGTACTACTATAGCTAATACTATAGAGAATGCTGTAGTTATCAATGCTGAATTAGATGCTAACCATAATATTATCAAAGGCACTATTGTAGAAGGTACTATCACTGATGGTAGAACTTCGGATGGTATTTGTTATGGTAAAAACCAGAATGATCATCAGATTACACTTATTCATGCTACTAGTATAGGAGGTTCTATTACTGGTGGATTTATACTGAATGGTGTAGTTAAAGATGGTGATGTAACTGGTGAAGAAAATGGTAATACAGGATTTGTTACCCATGGTAAAATCAAAGGTACCATTGGAAATGTAGTTATAGTAAATACTAGAGTATCAGGTTCTTATACTACTGGTGAATCTGGTGATATAATAGATCCTACAATGTATGGTTCTATTGTGGTAGATGCTATGATTACTGATACAGATCCAAATAACCAGATGATTACTACTGGAGGTATAACTGCTGGTAATATCACTACAGGAGGAACTACCACTGGTGGTACAGCTAATGGTGGAACTGCATATGGTACTATAAATAACGAATCGTTTACTATAGTTGGTGGTACTACCAAATCTTCTTCTTCTGGAATATTAACCACTACAGGTGGTACTTTAGTTGGCGGCAAAATTACTGGTGGTAGACAGATTGGAAATGTAGTTTATGGTGCTACCGTTATTGGTGGTACTGTAACTGGAGGTATTACTACTAATGGAAATACTACCGTTACTGATAGTAATGGTGAGATTATTCCTGGTAATAGCTCTAAAGAATTCCCAATATTAGCTGCTAGTGTATATAATACTGATAATGATAAACAAAAACCCAATAGAGAATTAGGTGTTGATAACACTAATCTCCTGCTTATGACAGATAAATATGAGCATGGATTCTATACTAATTTTGGTTCAGCTTATATACAAGGTATAGACGACCATACTCCAAAACTAAATAAGTAAAAATATTCTCAATAAAATTGAGTTCATATTAAAGGAGAGATACCAATGGAAGAAACGTTAGAACTTCAGAATGACCAGCAATTGATATCTTATCTTAAGTCTAAGAATATAAATTACCGTATGTTTGATTTTAGAGAAGAAGATGGTAAATGTATATATGAGACTAATACATTTAATACCGATGCTTGTAATACTTCCATAATGGCTTATAGAAGATATTATGAGAATCCTAAGTTATGGCAGTTATGCATTAATAAAAATTTCATTCCTGCTATAAACTATTTTATAGATAAAAAGAAAGATTGTCTTGATCGTTTATTAGTAACTAATCTTATTGGATTTGAACCATATTTCAAGAAAGTTGTTAATAACTACTTTGATATACTTACCGATGAGAGAGAAAAGTCTATTGATTTAGATTTTCTTATAATGGAAGCTATCGAAGTAAATGATAAAGATGCTTATTTTTATCTCCATAAAATAGCGAAAGATAAAGATATCAAACCTCTAGAAGATAACTTTGGTAATGTAGGTCATGGAACTGGTATTACTAGAGCTATTATAGCATGCGGTGATTCTGAAATTACTAGAGATTTATTGAATTATAATCTCAATCCTTCCTTGGATGATGATATGTGTTATATCAATGCTTGTCGTAAAGGATTATATAATATTGCTTTACAACTCATTGGTAAAGGTGCTAAGGTCTATACCAAACATAATCTTGCGTATAAGATGATTAAACGCAATGATGAGATTGGTACTGTACAACAAATAACTGAGAAAGATAAGTATGCTAAAAAGAACTTATTGACTCTTTATATTTAATAATAAAATGACGAGAGGGTTGATTCCCTCTCGTCTTTAACTTGCTCGACAATCATTTAATCTCTTAATTAATACAAGGAGGAATTTATAATGGCTGATAATACTCTACCATCTTTTGTAAAAGAAACTGATGGTAAACTTATATTCTCATCTAAAACTGAAGAGATGCTTGCATATATACCAGAGAAATACTTTGATCGTAAAATAGCTGAGCAGCAAGGTGAATATGTAGAAGTAATGGGTATATTCAATTATACTGTACAAAATATAAAGACTGGTAGAAATATTGGATTAAAAAGTTTCAGATATCCTACCATGTTTACCACTAAGCCTGGAGAGATAGAGAAAGTTAAAGACTTAAAACTTACTGTAGATTCAGAATTGGAAGATTATAGAGTATTCCACTATACTTATGGAGATGAGATAGCATCTTCCACAGAAACAGCTAAATTCATTGGTAATGTAGAAAAGTTTATAAATCTCTGGTATATATTAGGTTATATCACTAATACCATTCCTGTAGATAAACTTCATGAATATATCATAGATAATATGGAATTAAATGGTAACTCTTATGGATTGAATGCACAAATGTTTGGGTTTACATTATCGGAATTATGTAGAAGTAAAGATGATCCTAGTATACCGTTTAGATTATCTGGTACTAATAATATGCATGCTTATAAATCTATGAGTGTTAAGAATATATCCAAACTTATATCTCCATATACTGCTATTATATCAGAAGACTTTGATGAAGCATTGCTTTATGCTATGATGAATGATACTCCTAAAGAAACCCCACTCGAGAAAATATTGGTTGGTGAGCAGGAATAAACACTTTATATTCTCCTTCTTTCATGACCCAGATGAGGGTCATTTTTAAACATATATATAATCAGGTATTACATCTTATTGAAAGGTTTAAGTGTAACTGATAATTATGAGTTTAAAAATAAATAAATTAAATGAAGCCCAGTAAGTTCAGGCTTCATTAAATTTATGAAAAAAGGAGGAAAAATCTCATGGCAGTTGTAGGATCAACTTTTATTTGGGATGATCAGTCTGCTATAGCAAATATTGATTTGCCACAGCCAGACAATATTGACCGTCCTATATATATGACTGTAGTTACTGCTGATAAGGGATATGAAGAATGGCAACATAAAGTCTACGGCAAAGACTTCTATGATATTTATGGCAAAAACATTAGCTTTAAACGTCATGGACAGCCTCTGTTACAGGCAGCTAACATTATCAACGCAGGTGGTTATCTTACCATCAAACGTGTAGTAGCAGAAGATGCTACGTTAGCTAACCTTGTATTAGTAGCAAATCTCCAGAAGACTACCGAACAGGAAACAGACTCTAATGGTGTATTCCTGTGGCAGTATACCGATCCAATTACTGGTAATATTATTCAGGTTTCTTCTGCTGTAGCTCCGTCTGCCGGTTCTGGTACGATTCCTGCTGGTGTTACTGTATCTCCTCTTATGGTAGATGCTGTTAACTTAACCTTTAGTCTGCAGTCTATTGCAGTATATGGTAATAACCTGAAAGCATTCGTTCAGGCAGCTCGTACTACTTACGATTCTGTAGGTAAACCGTCTCTCGGTTCTAGTGGTCAGTATCCGCTCTTCTTAATTGCTGATACTGGTCGTGGTTTATCTAATAAACGTTTCCGTATCTATGCTGAAGATACCTCTTCGGTTCCTGTAGATTACTATCGTTATTTACTTGAAATATACGAAAATGGTAATCTGATTGAAACCATTCCGTTTACTTTCAACCCGAATATTATCGAAGGTGAGAATAACGTATCTCTGCAGAATGCAGTACTGGTTAACTCCAAACAGGTACGTGCTCGCTTCTTTGATGATATCTATGAAGACCTGATTGAAAATCTGGAATATATCACCAACATTTCTGATCTTACTTATAAAGACATAGTCTTTGGTAAAGATGAAATGCAGGCTCCTATTCCTCATTTTTATACTAATGGTAGCCCGCTGTTAGACTCTGTATTTGGTAATCCTCTTCTGAGTGGTAGTAATGGTTCCTTTACGGATGCTCCTGCTCGTCTGCCGCATACTTCTGGTATGAATATAGTTGATATTGCATTTAAGAATGCTTTCTCTGGTAATACTGCAGATGGTGATGATATCTACGATCTGGATAATAACCGTGTAGACTGTATCTTCGATGCTAACTATCATCAGGAAGTAAAACGTGCTATAGAGCAGTTGGCTAACTTCCGTGAGGACTTAGTATACTTCCGTGATTTTGGTACCGAAGTTACTGGCATTCCTCAGATTAAGATTATCGACTCCTATTGCTCTCATACTCGGTTCTGTGCTTCTTATATGAATAGCTATGATATTTATGATCCGTTTAGCCGTAAACAGATTACTGTAACGGTTACGTATGATTTGGCTGCATTGTTTGTAGACCACTTCATCAATGGTCGTATTCGTCCATTCTGCGGTCAGAAATATAAAGTCATCATTCCTAGCCAGAACTTTATTAAGGGTACTTTGAACTTTAGCCCGAAACGTACTCCGAGTCAGGATCAGCGTAAGATATTTGATACTATGCGTATTAACTATCTCGCATATTATGATGGGAATGTACTCACGATGAACTCTGAGTATACTTCTCAGACTGAATTGACTCAGTTGTCTTGGATTAATAACGTACTTGGTACTCAGGAAATTATTAAAGCAATTCGTGTACTCTGCCCGAAGATTCGCTATTCCTTCTTGGATGGTGATGACCTCGTTCAGTATCGTAAAGATATCCAGACTATGGTTATCGACAAGTATGCAGATCGCTTTAAAGAATGCTGGATAGAGTACGCTAATGATCCGGCTTACGATTCTAATAAGATTATCTATGCAGTAATCTATATTAAGTATCGTAACTTCGTTCAGACCGAAATCTTTAAGATTACGGCATTGCAGAGCTAATAGGAAGAAAGGAGGAAAATTAAAATGCCAACTACAAGCACTGTTCCATCTGGTGGAACTACGGCACAAATAAACAATATTTTCGATAACACTCTTGCTCCGATTCCTGTTACTCAGTTTACGCTGTTCCGTGGTGTTACTGATTTTACGAATCTGCAGCAGTTTGATTTATACGAAACTGGTTATAGCTTCTTAGTACTTCTTAAGATTCCTCGTTTCTTAGAAGTTCTTGCTGAACAGAATAAATCTGCTGGTGGCAGTTATGAAGCTCTTATCCAGAACTATCGTCATATTCTTGAATATGAATTTAAAGGTTGCCAGGGTATAGATGATATCTCTAGCGATACTTCTCCGTTGAGCAATGGTATTAACGAACTTAACGTTATCACCAAAGTTAATGAACAGGCTGGTTCTAACTTCCAGATGAATTACTTTGAACGTTCTGGTTCTGTAATTACTAAAGTTCATGAGCTGTATCTGCGTGGTATTAAAGATCCTCGTACTCAGGTTAAACGTTACAATGGTTTGTTAGTAGAACCGTTTACTACTCGTAATGGTACGGTTAATATTGCTAGCACTACTTCCAATACTAATACTGGTAACATTGTTACGCAGAACCTGATGCAGGATAAAGGTTACCAGTACGAAGTATTCCACTTCTTACTGATTGTAACTGATAATACTGCATTGAATGTAGAGAAAGCATATATCCTTGCTTCTTGCCAGCCGTCTACTGCTAATACTTCTATTTACAATGTAACCCGTGGTGAGATTGGTTTCTCTGAAATGAGTCTCTCCTTCAATGGTTTCCCGATTCCTGGTCGTATTGTAACTAAGAAGGCAGTAGAATTCTTAAGCTATATCAATGCTCATACCTGTTTCGATGAAATGGAATATGGATATAATATTCTTAAGAATACTGAGTCTGGTACTGCGGCAACTGTTGAAAAAGGTAATAATGCAGGCAATGAAATTAGCAGCCCGACTGTTAATGACATTGAAACTGCTAATGCTTCCACTGCTACCTGATAATTTTAAACTCATATTTATATATAAATTCTCCAGGTCCTTAATTGGACCTGGAGAGTTATAATTTGTGCATCTGGCAACACTTAAATAATTTAAAGGAGGGTATTAAATGGCTAAAAAGAAAGATATGCAGGATCTATCTTTTATAAATCCTGTAGTAAATAAAAAACTTATTCAAAATATTCAAAATAATATAGACTCTAGTTATCAGAGTACTTATTATACTGATAATAATGATTCTAAATATATTGATGCCATACGTAGAAGAATGGATGCAGATCTTAATAATATGATGGATAAATCCAAGATTCGAAATAATGGTAATTCAATGAGCAAACTCTATTCTCGTACTTTAGCAGATACAGATGATGGTGCTATACGAGAATTTAAAGCTGCATTACAAGATGAAACTATGCTATCAGATTTGATGGATATGTATTCTCAGAATGCTATTCAAAGAGATCTGGATAGAGAAATAGATGTAGTATGTAAGTATGTACCTAAACTTGATAAAGCATTAAAGATTAAAATGGATCACGTATTATGTGCTGATCATTTTAATAAAAATAATCTTACTTATAATATTCTTACTAATGAAACCGGTAAGAATTCTCAAGATAGTTCTAATGATACTGCATCTCAATATGCATCTAAATCTGATATAGAATCCTTTAGAAAGAAATATGATTTAGATACTAAATTTAAAACCATTTATGATAAGACTGCTAAATATGGCGAAGAGTTTATCTATATCATTTCTTATAATAAAGCAATGAGTAGATTACTTGCTAAGAATGCTACTAGTAATGCAGGATTATTATCTGAAGATGGTACTATTAATGAATCTGGTTTAGAATCATTAATGGAAAGTAGTTGTAAGAAACTTACATTTGTATACTCTAATAATTTCGTTACAGAAGATTCTAATATAGATAAATCTACTACAAAAACATTCTTAAGTGAAAATTGTTGTGTATTAGAAGACGTTAATGATCCTGGTACTGAATATACTATAAATAACCTATTAGAAACTGAAAATTCTAACTTTAATAAATTAGAGGTCGAATTTAATGATTCTGGGGTTATACCCAGTGTCTTGCTAGAAATAACCCAAGCAAAACGCATTTCAAAGATTACTGAGTCTATAAATGAGGCGGATGCGCTTGCTTCTAATGGCACATATCTATCTAATACTTCATACCTAAAAAATATGAATAAAGAATTTGCTAAATTTGCCAAGGGAGGTACATTAAAATCTCCTGATAAATTAGCAATAGATGGATTTATGGATGTAAAGAAAGCTACTGATACTGATAAAAAAATAAACTCTATTAATATCCCAGGTTGTATAGTAAGAGAGTTAGATCATACTATGGTTAAGATTCTTGCTATGAAAGATAATAATACTAAATTGGGTTATTTCTATATAGAGTGTAATAGAGACCTTGATAGAGATCCACAGACTACATTCTCTAGTACATTAGGTGGTTTAAGACCTCGTAGATCTACTAAAAATAGATCTGATATGGAAAGACCTGATGTTGATGACCAAGTATTATCTAAGATAGCAAGACAGATTGCTCAAAAGATTGATGCAGAATTCATTAATGCTAACCAAGATATAGCTAATGAAATCTATACTATTCTTAAGTATAATAATGACCATGGTGATGGTAAGATTAATAAAATCAGAGTAAGCTTTATACCTCCTGATGATATTATCCATGTATATTTTGATTTAAATGAAAAGACTCATAGAGGTAAGTCTGATTTACTTAAATCTTTATTCCCAGCAAAATTGTTGTCTTGTATGTATATCTCCAATGTAATCGCTATACTTACTAGAGGATATGATAAGAGAGCATATTATGTGAGAAATAGTGTAGATACAAATATCTCCAAAGTATTATTGAATGTAATCAATCAGATTAAACAGTCTAACTTCAATCTTAGACAGATTGAGAATATGAATAATATAATGAATATTACAGGTAGATTCAATGACTTAGTTATTCCTAGAAATATGAATGGTGAGTCTCCTGTAGATTTCGAAATTATTCCTGGTCAGAATATAGAAGTAAAGACTGATTTTATGCAGATGCTTGAAGATATAGCTGTATCTATGATAATGGCTCCTGAGTTAGTAAACTCTAGAGATAATGAGCAGTCTGCTACTCATATCACTATGACTAATACTCAGTTCCTTATTGATATATTTGAAAGACAGCAGAAGTATAAAGATCTTATATCAGAAATTGCTACTAAGATATATCAGAATGAGTATGGTACTAATGATGAAATTGAGATAGAATTACCTCCTCCAATGATGCTTAACTTCAGTAATATTTCTCAGATGCTTTCTATAGCAAATGATATAATTCAGAATATTACTGTTATGAAGTTAGGTGCTAATCAGATGGATGAATCTCTTAAAGCGCAGTTTACTTCTAAGCTTATGGAGTATTATTTTAAGACTTTCTTGCCAATGGAAGATATTAATAAACTCTATGATGAAGCTAAAGTAGAATTAGCTAAAGAACGTCAAGAAGACCAATCCCAGATGATGGGTGGAATGGGAGCACCTGAAGGTGGAGATATGGGTGGAGGACAACCCCAGATGTAAAAAAATAAAACCCATATAACACTATCATAAGTAGCTAGAGTTATGTTTATCCCTCATTTCTTCTGTAGCTACTTGATTTCATCTGCGCGATTGATGAAAGTATTTCCCAGCTTTCACTAATCACATTCATCTACCTTTCTTATTTTTACAAAAGTTTGAGGAGTCCTTGATTGGACTCCTCAGGCTTTATTTTTTATATTCAATTATCGGTTTAAATTGTTTATTAATAGATTCTACCATAGCTTTCTCTTTATTGTATATATTAAACAACGTAGACTCTATTAAATCATCAGTAAACGTTATCTCTTCCATTTCTGTAGCATATTTCTTATATACCTTATGGCGTTTATTTCTATACCATCTAGGTATTTCTTCAAATCCAAAATCTACTAACTCTATCATTTCAGTATAATCTGAATCTCTTAATCTACCAAATATTTGTTTAGCCATTATAGGAGAGTTAAAGGGTTCTGCTAGTATTATTATCTTTTTCAAATGCTCTATATTTAATAATGCCTGAGCAGATTTGGATGTAGTTAATATTATCTTTGCTTCTAATTGTTGTCTCTTTAAATCTTTTGGTGTAAGAGAAGTATAGATTCCTATAGAGTAAGCACTATAATAGAATTGTAACCATCTATAAGTCTGCATTACTACATCATTCTTAGCAAAGTATACAGCTATTCTTCCTTCTGGTGGCATAGTAGAAAAGCATCTATCTAATGCTATCTTAAACATTTTAAAGAATACTGGTCTGGTAACAAAATAGTCTGCATAACTCATAGCATTCATTCCATATCCATTATGGCATTTACCTATATCCATAGCTGATGGATGAGAATTGAAGAAGAATGCTGTGAATCTAGCATGAGGATCTTTATCTTCATCAAATAAAGAAATCTTTGGTACAGTCTTAAATGCTGCTTGATATATTATATCCTCTTTTCTATCTGATCTACCAGGAGTTGCAGTAAGATAATAAGTCTTCCAACAATTAGTTGCAAAATCTATCTTACAGATATTATCGAAATATAGATGGGCTTCATCAAATATCTTAATCCCTACTCTTAAGAATTTAAAGAATTCTCTTAATGCTTCCCAACCATTTCTTTTAGCATAACTAGTTAATGTAGCATGAGTAGCCATATAGAATCTTATCTTACTACTATCCTTATATCCATTTAAAAGCTTTTGTATATCAGTAGAACCATTGATTACAAATACCTCATCTTTAGTTAAAGATGTGAATTTGATTACATCTTCTTTCCATTGTAATAACCAGTCTTGGTTAGATGTAATCATAATAGTCTTTACTGAGTAAAAGCATACTGTAAATAGCATTACATAAGTTTTACCAACTCCTGTATCTAAGTTAAGTGATATTTGGGAGTGGTTTCTTATATTCTTATACTCTTCCAATCCTAAACAAAATCTTATAGCTTCTAACTGTCTTTCATCTCTAGGAGGAGTAGTTAATCTCATATTAGAAGTTACATCATAAGGATCTGGTGGTATCTTTGGTATTACATTACTTAAATCAAATGACTTTATGATATAATATAACTCTACTCCTCCTGGAACGTATAAGTCTCCTGTATTTACATCATATCTTATACCCATAAACTTCATTTGATGAGTAGCTTTAATCCAAAAGGAAAACATCCTTTCAAGTCTTATATTATCTCCTGGGGTGTAATTATGAATTACCATACAGGAGTTTCTAATTTCTACTGGTCCGTAAGACATATTCATACCTCTCAAACACAAAACTTTCTATAGCTCTATAACTAGTACCATCACCAAAACTATCTACTACTATTTGACTATTATCAAATACTGATTGTGCTGCTAAGGAATATATTTTTCTTCTTAATTCATCTACAGTAATAGTTCTATTCCTATAGTCATCTAACAACTTGGTCATTAATGTAGGAGAGTCATCATTAAGATCTAAGGTAACTATACTATTAGCAGTAACTCCTAAGTTCCATTCTATCTTATGTTTACCTAAAACAAATCGTATTGAATCAGATACGATAGATACCGCTGACTTTAAGAAGCTATGCTCGATATTTAATAAAGCCTCTGGTTCAGCTCTACTAAATCTAAATCGTAATACTAAAGATGCAGCATCTAAAGGTAATGCTTGAAACTCTCTTACTAAACAATTTTTGTAGATTACATTGATTATTTCGCTATTAATCTCCATCGAAAATGGTAAATACACTACCATCATTACATCACCATATATTGGTTTAAGTTCAGCTTTTCTTCTACTCATTATGTTTCTCCATTCATTATATAAGGAGGGAGATATTAATCTCCCTCCTATTATTATTTAATCATCCAATCCAGTAGGTTCCTTAGTATTAAACGGTTCTATAAACTTCTTAAGATCTCTAGGTGCTCTATCTTTATTCTTATAATCATGGTCATACATTACTGGAGATTCTCCAGGAGCATTCCTATACTGATTAGGAATATCGAGTATTTCATGATCAACCTTCATAAACTTAACAGGTTTTCTTACAAAGAATGGATCAAATACAGATGAACCATATTTCTTAAATGCAAGAGGATAGTTAAGAGACCTACTAAGTCTTCTATACATACTACTTACAATAATAGATGGATTATCACTCAATGCTTCATTAAGAGTAAGAATCTCATAGGGTTCATCAATATTTAACCAGTTAGGTTTAGATAATCTATCATGTATAGAGCAAATCTGATTTGAAATCAGTACTTCGAGATGGATAGACATAGAATCTATACCACCTTTAATGGTATTATTCTGCAGTCTATAGATAAGTTCACTAGCATTAAATGACTTAGTAATAGCTTTATTATCAATAAGAGCTTCAAACTCTTCCAAAGCTTTACCAAGGTCATTATTTTCCATCTTAACTTTAAAGATAGGCTTATCAACAAAATCAAGAAGTCTAATAGATACCATATCACTATCTTCATCAATATCTACACTATTAGAGAATGCTTCTCTAAATGCTGTAGTAAGATAAAGTTTTACAGGTTTTCTATTATTATCATCATCCTCTACAGTAGCCGAAATGGTTACAGTATTACCCTCATTATCAGTTACATCAAACTCAGTAAGGTATTCATTATACATAGGCTCATCTACGATACCATTACTACTATTAAATCCTTTTCTGGAATAAAAGTCATCATCATTCTCCAATTCGATATTATCAAAATTGAAGTTAATAGTCCAACCTTTAAGACCAGAGAAATTTAAGTCTTTACGGATAATAACTGAGTTGATATCAATATCAAAGATATTCTTAAAGATATCATCCCAAATAATGGTCTTTACTTTAGGCTCTAATACATGTTTAGCAGACAACTTTTTCTGAGTGTGCTGAGCTGTAATAAGTTCTGATGCAATACGACCAATATTAATATCATTATTCGTATATGCAAGTTTACCATAACACTTATAACAAACACCATGACCATGTGCATGGGAGTTACAAAATATTGGAGATCGTAATAATATGGTTTTACCAATTAACCAAGTATCATTCTCAGTAATCTCTCTCAATGGACTCATTCTATCTAAACGATAATATCTACCAACGAGAATATTCAGTATATCTTTATTAGGAATGAATTGATGTAAATAGTTATTAGTGCCACAATCATAATGTGGGTCTCTATGAAGAAACATATTTTCATTATTTAATCCTACAATACGAGCAAATTCTCCAGAGTCACCTACATTTTCTTTGGAGATAATCTGTGCTACACGAGCAGATGCAGAATCAATATAATAGTACAATATATTCTTCAACCCACCAGTGATATAACTAGTGTTAATCCTTTCATGATAAATACTACCTTGGCCATCAGGCTTAGTACCAATATTAATAGAGTTATCTTTGTATTGCTTATCATTAATACCATCAGATGCAGCAAAAGGATTACGTAAGCAATGCTCATGACCCATTATAGCTTCAGCATTTGCTATAATCTCTTTAGCTTTCTTAACGTATTCCATACCTTTATTCTTCATATTATCCAAAGGCTCATTAGATAAGTCTACATGGATAATCTGGTCATATTCTGGAGATGCATTCATTAGCTCTATCGTATCTTCGAGATTAAGTGTATTGGCAAGATATAAGGAGAAGATATCTATATCTACAAATCTATAGATAGCATCAGAGATTACATTATTAAGGATTCTATTAGAATACTTAGTCTTTCTAGGAGTAATAAAGTAATCATCAATGAACTTCTTTATAGTCTTCTTAGTAATATTATCAGAGATGATTAAATGCTTAGGCTGAATTCTCTCATCATCTAATGCTATTATATGATACCACATAATAAGATTAAAATAATAAGTATTAAGTGAGATATCTACTACATCTATTGGATCTCCTGTACCAAAATCTAACGTAACGAAAAGGTGTTGTACATAATCTGTCTCTATGCCATCTCTTAAAATATTTAATACTCCATTATAATGATCTAACCAATTAGTTCGATCTATCTGGTCTGCTCGTATATATACTTTACCAGTTTTAACGAGTTCAGCATAAGCATAGTATCCTGCCAGATTTTCTAACACTAAAATCACCCTCCAAATTTATATCTAAGACAAAAAAGAATAGAAATAAGTTTATAAGATTGTTTTCAGACTTTTAGGATTTGAGATTATGAATCTCAAATCCAATCTGTATTATTACCTTTATATTATCACCACCCTATCATTTTTATAGTATATATTTAAAAATATAGTTGGGATGGAGTATAAAACTCCATCCCATTTTTAGAAGTATATTTTCAACGAATGGCTTTCATCATATTAAAAGCCTGCGGAGATATCTTGAGTAAACGTTTCTGAGATGCAACTGCATCCTGGCGTACTGCACGACCATACTTCTGATAAATACGATTAAGCAGACGACGTTCGTTTACACGATTCTTACGGAGAGCTTCCCAATCAGCATCTCCCTTTTCTTTTGCTTTCTGGATAGAAGCAAGATTAATACGACGTTCCAAATCAGCCTGACGAGACATACGTACAATAGCCTTACGACCAACTGCACCAGCTTCAACAAGAGTCTGGAATTCTTCAGACTGAAGATACTCATTACGTGCATCTTCATTCATACGGCATACCATATCTACAATGAATTCTTCCAGAAGAGCATCAGAGTCTACAACACCTTCACCTTCATAGGGTTCAACGCCTTCGTCAAGGCCTTCTTCCTGGATAGGATCGGTATAGTTCTGAGATTCAGCTAAAGAACCTCGATTATCTGCAAAATACATTTAAATTCCTCCTTAAGGGTTATTTTATTTGTACAAATATTTTAAAGAAATCACAGATCATTATATCTATGTTGCCCTAGCTCTTTTTTAAATATTTATAAAATCTTAAACTATTATATACTATAAATATGAAGGAGGAAAGATAAATGGATGATAAGATTAAAGCTGTAGTTTATGCAGAAACCTATAAAGAATTAGATGGATTAATAAAGGAATATGCTAGAAAAAGGATAGCTAAAATGATGATTAAAACTGCTAGTGGCAATGTTTATTCGAATGGTTTGTTATACGAGTATCTAGGTGATTTAGGATTTCCTATATCAGATACTTTAGATTATGATAAGTGGTATATAGATCTTATAAAAGATTCTATAGATATAGAAGATAGGAGGAATTGTTATGTCGCTATTCGTATGCGATAAGTGTGGTTGTATTGAGAATACTGCTTTAGGTTGGTATTGGGGAGCCTTTATGAAGGATTTGACTACTAAAGAAACTTATGGAAAAGTTTTTTGTAGTGAATGTGCTCCAACAGAATATCCTAATGGAGAGAAAACCAGATTTGATGGTAAATGGCATGGTAAATTTCTCAAAAAGTATGTAAAAGACTTTACTGAGAAAGAACTCTTAAATATGCATCTCGAGAATTATACTATAAAAGAAATAATGAGAGATAGAAAAGATAAGGAGAAAAATAAAAATGCTAAACAAAGTAAAAAAGTTCGTTAATTCAATAGGAGAAATTACTAAAGATAAAACTCTAAATTCGATGTTTATTTCGTATATATTGATTACTCCACTGATTTTTATGACTTTAGCAGCGGTATTTGAGGAAACCAACGATATTCTATATAAATACCGTTATATTGTCTTATATGCATCAGCGTTAGTATACGCTATCTTAAATGTGCTATTATTAGAAATGGTACGTATAGAATCATCTTTAAACACGAATGGTGAGATTTTGAAGTTATTACAAAGTAACCAGGAACATTTAAACAATCATATTGCAGAATATGACGAGTTTGATTCTAGATTCAAAGAAATAGAAAAAGTACTACAAATAAATCCTCCCTCTAAAGAAGAGGATAAATAATTACTATAGTTAATAGAGTACGCTTTTAAAGCGTACTCTTTATTTTTGTTTTGAATATCAAATCGACCTCTTAATAAGAATAGGAGGATTATTATTATGCAAGATTTTTCATTGAGTGAAACGTTTAAAGAGAAAGTTCCTGATAGGTTAATACTTGAAAGATATGCTAGTACGTTGTATACCATTGTAGCTAAAGTATGTCCTAAGTTACAACCATTTGAAATATCGGAGGCTATTAATTATAGTATAAGTAAGAGATTTAGAACCAGAGAAGTAAAGATTCATAATAACCATATTAATACATTGGATAATGTAGATATTACAAGATTGATAGATAGTCTATTAAAAGACTCTATGATCATGTCTACACAGGGTGTATTATTTGCTAAGCATGGTACAGTAAAGAATCCATTTTATAATCTTATCCAATACTTCTTAGATAAACGTGAAGAAGCAAAAGAAAAGATGAAAACGTTTCCTAAGGGTAGTAAAGAATATGATGATTATAACTTATTACAGAAGAACTACAAAGTAGCTTGTAATGCATTATATGGTTGTGCTGGTCAGTATTCTTCTATATATTACAATCTCTATCTTTGTACTGCAGTTACTGGCCAGGGTCGTGGTTGTATATCTGCAGCGATTACAATGTTTGAATCGTTCTTAGCAAATAATGTAAAGTTCGGTTCTCTTACTGAAGTACTTACGTTTATAGATAATATCTGTTTAGATCTTACTAAACCACGTAAGTTTAATGACTATATGATATTAGATAGAATGATAGGAGTTGAGGAATGTTTCCTAAAAGTAATGCATAATTGTGGATTCAATTCTTGGGTACCATCAGATGAAGCAGTTAAAGCAATTTGGAATACTATCAACAATCTTAACCAAGAGCAATTAAATATGGTTTATTATAAGAATAATCTATATACATTCTGTGAGAATAGAGTAGTATCTGAAATAATAATACGGATACTTGTAACTCTAGATAAGCCATTCCTTAATCCTAATAAACCACCTAAAGAGATTATGGATGATCTTACTTTACTTAAAGATCTTATGTATGAATATGTATATTATCGTCATATCTATATAGATAAGATAGAACGTGTATATACAATGATACGAGATGTGGTATTACTTACAGATACAGACTCTTGTGTAGTATCTCTTGATGAATGGTATAGATATGTATTACCTAAGACTATGGGTATACCTATGAATATTAAGTATACCAAAGAAGAGATTATGGAAGTAACCGATAAGGTTATTATGGAATATCAGCATACTGAACCTACTAATGAATATGACTTCTATAATGATAAGTTAGTAGAGAAGAAGAGACTTACATATCCAGCAGTTATTATAGAGGAAGATAATCTTCGTTATAGTATAATCAATATAATCTCCAATATAGTATCGAATCTTATAATGGATTATATGGTATTATTCTCCGAGAATTATAATACTAAGGGAGATAGAAAGTGCTTGCTTATAATGAAGAATGAATTCTTATTCAGAGCAATGTTATTGAAATTGTATCAGAAGAAGAATTATGCTTCTCAGCAGTTATTGCAAGAAGGTAATATAATTCCTGAGGATAAGCAGTTTGATATTAAAGGTATGCCGATATATAAGATGGGTATACCAGAGTCTACATCTAAGAAGTTAAGTGATTTTATAGAGTTTGATATATTAAGAAAGAGTTTTGTAGACCAAGTAGATTTGTTAAAGAAGTTTGTAATCTTTGAACGTGAAATCTATGCATCCATTAAAGCTAAGAATAAAGAGTATCATAAACCTGCACGTATTAAGTCTCTTAGTAACTATAAGAATCCTATGAGTGTTCAGGGTATAAAAGCATCTGTAGCTTATAATACTATAAAATCTAGAGATGAAGAAGGTATTAATCTTGAGGAAAGAAATACTGTATTAATCATCAAAGTTAATATAAGTAAAAAGAATGCTAATCTTATAGCAGAGACTCATCCAGAGCATTTCTTAAGATTAATGAAGTTATTAGAGACTAAAGGGTTTAGTGATATATCTGCTATAGCTATTCCTACTAATATAGAAATTCCTGACTGGATTATACCGTTTATTGATTATACTACAATCATTCAGGATAATCTTAGAAGTTTCCCATTTGAGGAAATAGGTATTAGTAAGATGGAGTCTAAGACTATAACTCATTCTAATATATTATCTTTATAAGAGGAGTAAGTAATGGAAGAATTGTTTAATACTATAAAGAAAGCATACGATACTCAGACTGATGAGGATATAAGAGATGCTATAGAGAAATGTAAAGAAATGTTTGTAGATAAAGATAAAGGAGGAATAAACTGTGATGTAGTAAATAAGATGAGAGAGTACAGTAACCATGAAATAAAGATGGTATTCAGTGATTCAGCTGATAGTTGCTGTGCTATAAATATAGGAGTACAATATAAAGATATGGTATTGAGCTTATCATAATAAAAGGGAGTCCTTATATAGGACTCCCTATATTTTTTTGGTAAAATACCTGTGATACCCAATAAAAATAGTGTAAAAGTGATATATTTCGATTATATATTATAGAGGTGATAATAAGGTTGTGATGCCAAGAGTGAGTATCACGGAAAACAGTGACCCTTATATCAACTCTAGGAGGAGTTTATCATGAAGAACACTATTATCGTTTCCATCAATGGTTTGCCGGTTGTAGACAGTAAGTTTACGGAAGAAGAAGCTGCAATCATGCTGAATAATATTGGAGAATCGTTTGTCTCCAATATTGGAGACCTTCAGAAAAGATTCGGATTTACTGAATCTTATAAGAAGGAAAAAATCGGCGATGGCATTTGGAAGTATTCATTTCTGGTTGACAACAAATACAGCTACTATATCTATGTAGCGGGAACCAGTGAGCTTCCGAAATTGCCGGAACACGATTACTATGCCGAGATGAAAATGAAAGACGCCGATGACCGAATTGTAAAATGTATCTTCTGCGATACCAAAGAAGCATTAGATTTTTACAAAATGCTTACGGAAAAATCGATTGCAGAATATGCTGAGTATGGCGAGTTCCTGGATCATTTTGAAATGACTTATTCCGCATAAGCGGTTAAAACCTCCTTTTAATTATTGGCCTCCTTACGGGGGCCAAATTTTTTTGTCAATTTTTACATTTTAATAATATGGGTAATACGATTGAAAGGGGGTTAGTAATATGCCAATGATAAATAATATGACCCGTTTATTAAATAAAGCAGAAAGAAGACTAGGAACCAAAATGCTTAATCTCCCAGAATCAATGGGTAAAGATGCTTGGGGTAATGAAGTTATCTTTGAAGATACTTTAGATACATTCTCTAGATTCTTTCCACATAAAATACCATATGTATTAGGGCCAGAGAATAAAAAGGGAGAGTATTATTTAATAGATGAAAATATCTGTGAAGGATATGAAATAATGGATGGTGGAGATATAGATTGGAAAGCATGGTCTGCACATTATCCAGGATTATTATATGGTGGTGTAAATAGCTATGATATGATGACTTCAGGTATAGATTTTGAAACCTTAGCAGATGTACAGATGATGGCTGACCATGTATCTGCATTTACTAATGGTATTTATCTGGAGTATCATTCTCCTAATCTATTAAAACTCAATATAGTAATCTCTTCTTCTTTTTTAACTAATTTCCAAAGAATTCCTATAAATCTATATGTTAAACATGCTCCAAATCTTATGACTATAGATTCAGGAAAGATGGAAGACTTTGAATTGTTAGCATTTAGCGATATAGCAACATTTTTATTAGAGCAACTTAAGATGTATGATGATACTGAGATTGCTAATATGAATATCAATCTTAGATTAGATACAATAAGAAGATATAGTGATATGAGACCAGAGTTAATAGATAAGTTTAAAGCTGGGCATGTTAGTGCAGCTAACTTTGGTCAGCCTATATTCTATACGATAAACTAATATAAAGGGGTGTAAATATATGGATTTTAGAGATCATTTATATAGACCTGTAAGTGAAGAAGTAGAACCAGAATACTTAGAAGAAGGATTCTTTAGTGCCTTAAAGGGTGCTGCTGGTAAAGTAGGAAATGCATTTATGAAGACTGCTCATGCTTCGCCGTTTAGTCATTTTGGCCATAATAATAATGCTCCAGAAGCTCCAGCTAAAGTACAAAAACCATCTGGATTCCAATTACGCCAAGCAGAGAAAGAACGTAGAAAAGCTCTTATTGCTAATCACCCACAAGTACAGAGATCTACTAATACTGGGTTTATGAATTTTGCTAAGAGGCATGATCCTTCTGCTCATACTACAGCTGAACAACAGAAAGTTGCTGGGTTGAAATATAAGAGTCCTGATTGGTATGCCCATCATAATAATATCCAGCATAATTCTATAATGGGTCATGATAAACAGGTTAGATTATCACAGCTTAGAAAAAAATTCGGTAGAACTAATTTTGTAAAGACTACTAACTTTACCTAATAATACGTAAGGAAGATAAAAATGTTCAGAATTCATCTTAATGGGATAAATACACAATGCCCTAGAGATTCAGAAAGAAATGAAGATAAAGATCGTAGAAATCGTGAAAATCTTGCTGAAGAATTCTCTGAGCATCTTAAAAAGATGAAGAAGAAAATGGGAAAGAATAATAATAGATACAAAATCAAATAAAAAAAATAGAGTGCCAATTAAGGCACTCTATATTATTTTTTGTCTTCCAATGCTTTATCAAAGAATCCTTTTTCTCTTTTCTGTATCCTAAGTGGTCCTTCATTATCAATATAATTCTTACTATCATTTACAAACTGCTGAGAAGTCATATCATACATATTCAATCCCATAGGAAGATTCTTAGTATAATACGATAGCATATTAGAAGCATAATTTTGTATCTGAAAAGTACGAATTATATACATAAAATCATATACAGTTTGGAAAGTCATTACACTCATATTATCTGGAGAATTCAAATACATCTCCATACAAGGTACAATCTCTTCACTATATAATTTATGTATTCCTGGTTTAAAGACAACGATTTTATTACCAGTTACGTCTATAGATATGGGTTTAATGGTTTCATTCACATAGAGTTTATTATTATCTCTATATTGAAATACTTCTTGGAAATTTTGTATTATAGTTTCGAGTTTAGGGATAAGAAATACTCTAAACATTTCTAAATCCCTACCTCGTATCATTATAGATTCTTTATATCCTCCTACAGCAGTTAGATTACTAATAGTAAGGAAAGCATCTATATTTCTAGTACCCTTTCTACAAACATTTCCAAACTTATCTAAATACTGTACTTCTCTATAGAAATACTCTCTATTACTACCATCACTATTATTTTTGTATAGTACTACATTCATTGATAGTAAAGCATTACTTCCAAGATATAATAAATTATCAGTGAATTTATTATATAGAAGTGTTTCAGATAATTCTTGATCAGTCATATTGTGTGCAGCTCCCTCCCTCTCAATTAATATTAAGTCTAGGGAGTATTAACAAATGACTCGTTGAACCCATATACAATAGTACCAGTATTCTGATTAGTTACAGGAGGAACTGGAGATGGGATATTTAATACAGGTATATTAGGTTGTGGAGTTGGTATTATATAAGGAAGAGGAGTTACTGGTTGTCTTTGTATACCTTCCATTTCATCCATCCAATTATTATAGAACTCTACATCCACCGGTTCAGAGAATATATCCCCTACTTCATTTTGGTCTATAGATGTATCTAATCCATATCTGTCTTTATAATATTTAACCATATCGAATAGTTTGATATTAGCATACTCTACTCTTAATGGATTGATAAGAATTCTAATAGCAAAATACTCTTTGGCTTCTCTATCATAAAGAGCAAATATCTCTGGATTCACATAGAAAGATCTACTAAATATCAGTTTATTACTTCTTACCAATAACTCAGGATTACTTTCATCTATAAGATCTAATACCAAATATAGATTCTTATAAATAGATTCATAATCTGGATTAGTCTTAAACTCCTCCAAAAACATACAACTTTCTCTATCCACATTAGCATATACTCTATCTTTTTGTCTACCAGATAGTGGTTGTGCTAATACTTCTTGAGACCAATACTGTATAGTATCTCTTCTAGCATTATTGATAAGAGTATTAGTATTTACAAATGGTTGTGGTAAGATATGATACTCTACATTGCCTAATACATCATTATTTTCTCTATGAGTATTGAATCCTGCTATACCATATCTATTATAGATATTATACAACCTCCTTAATTTAAGAGTTATAATCTTTATAAACTCTACTTCTATTTTCAACTCTTCTATATTCTCCCTATTAGTATTAAATCTCTGGCATACTACATTAGTAGCTTCTATCTCTGCTTCTCGTATTAAATTCAATACTATATCTGGATCCATAATCATAGCAGTGAATATGATATAAGGATTCTCCAGCTTAACATATCTGATTACATCAGCAAACTTAGATAAAGCAGCTTTAAAATACTCTTTATCTATATTGGGAGTGATATTAAACAATCTTCTTATGAATAGATTATTCTTATCCCAATATACCATCTTACTCATAATCGTAAAGTTTCTTCCTACTTCTAGATTATGATCCATATTAAACTGGATATCCTTACTATCTTTTTGAGATAGAGATTCAGGATTGATTATATTGCCTCTTTCTACACCTCCTCTAATAAAATTAGCACTAATCTCTAATATCTTACCAAGAGTACATTCATCTCTTATAAACAATGCTCTAGTAGTAATATTATTTGTATCAAGGTCCTCAGTTTTATTCACATCTTCTACTGGTATACCCATTTCAATCCAGCTAAGATCTTTGGGGCATTTCTTATATCCTAAATTACCAAATAATATAGAGTTATACTGCAATTGAGTTAATACGTCTTTATAAACACCTCTTCCTGCTTTACAAGCCCTTTCATCAAATGCTAATCTCTCCCAAGAAACAATACATCTCTTAGCTCCACCAATCAAAATAGCATTCAATTCATTCATTTTAAACCCTCCTTATTGTACAAGAAATTTATGGTCTAATAACCATTCTAATCCATATGGTTGCCACCAACCCTCATAAAAACTTATTCTTTCTGGAGTCATATTACCATTTTCAATATAAAAATACCACTCTCCACTATCTTTATATATTACATTTTTACCACTAGCAATAGATTGGGTCTTATTTCTTCTATTCTCCATAACTATTTCAAACTTAGCAGCTGTTCGTATTTCATTAGTTTCTATAGTTCTATCATTTATCCAAGCAATGTAGTCATCATTATTCCACAAATAATAATAAGCTGCTTCACTTATACTACTAACACAACTAATCAATACCAATAATACTATAAGAACTTTCTTCATAATAAACCCCTCCATATAATAAAAAACTTAATAATTTAAAAATAGGATAGACCCATAAGGTCTATCCCATAAATTACATTATTTAACAACAAATATCGTAGCTATAACTCCTAATAAACCTCCTATTACACTACCATCATCGAATCCAGACTTATATCCTTCTTTGGCACAATCATATCTAGTCTCATATTGAGCATCTTGGGATATTCTTTGTGCTTCTTTATCAGCTCTTTTCTCTATATAATTATCAATAGCTTTAGATATAACACTATCTACAACAGATTTACCATTCTTTTCTGCAATAATCTTTATTTTACTATCATACTGGCCATTAAACATTAAACTCTCTCCTTAAAATTAAATTAGATTTTAACACTGCAATTTATTATCACTCAATATTATAGTATATAAGCATAGTATATTTTACAAAATATCCAGGAAGGTCTCTTAAGAGACCTTCCTGAAATATTATCACGAGGTAAAACAAATTTATGAAAAACTATAGGAAGCGCGCAGTTATTACAGTACCGTTTCGAACTTAACGTCCTTAGTCAGGGAGTTAATCGTAACGATAGAAACATGCTTTTCCGGATTCTGAGTTACCGGAGCAACTTCAGCAGCGAACTTATATTCTACACCATTAGTAACCTTCGTGCCAAGATAAGCAAACGGAGTTACGTTGGAGCCTACAAAATAAGCCATTGCTTCATCGAAGACACGCTTAGCATCTTCCGGAATGTCAGTCTTCACATCAATGCGAGTACCACCAAGACGACCGCCACTCTCTACGAGAGTCTCGATAGCATACAGGGATACACCTTCCGGTTTCTCATTGAATTTCAGCAGAACTACATTCTTGGTGTCCACACCAGTAACTACAGTCTGCTCAGCCATAACAGCATGGTTCGTGCCAACTACAACCTGCTGGCCAAGATAAGCAAACGGTTCATAGCCACAACCAAGCAGATTTTCCGGAAGATCAGAAATAGCAGTAGCTACTTTCTGCGGAAATTCGTTAACTTTAACATCAATTTCCCAACCACCGAGTTTACTCATTTTAAATTCCTCCTTTAGGGATAAACAAAATTATTAGTATGGTAATAATATTATATCACACTATTGGTATGTTACATCGCTTGCATTTTTATACACGAAGATATGTTCGTCTCCTAAGTGAGAATTTCGTATATTACCATCTATTATATTCCTAATGGATTCACGTTTATAGAAATTTCTTCTTCTATCCCAATAGCAGAATCCACTATCCATAAAGAAATATAATAGTCTCTTAAACTTACAGTTAGCTACAGTAAGATATATCATATTATCTTTGGAGTAGTTAAGTTTACTAACTGCATCTTTTAAAAGAACTTTACCCAATCCTCTATTACGATATCTACTAAATACAAATAACGTACAAATCTTCTTCATATTATCCACTTTATCATCTTTTATTATATAAAAACCATAAATGATTTTAGTCTTAATATTTCTCATAGCAAATAATCTATGATCACCATCTCCATTCTTAATTTCAGATGATACTTTGGTAATCCAGTCTTTAGCATTGGGGTATAATTTTTGAATACTATTTATAAAATCCATTTTGAATAAAGTATCATATAATTTCTCTGGGAAATATGATGGATCATTAGCAAAAGTTAAATCTGATATCACCTCCTCAATTACGATATCATCAACTGTTACATCTTTTTTCATATCATACCTACCCCTTTCATATAATACTTATGATAACTAAAGACGCCTTTCTTCTTTTTCTTTACTACTTCAAATTCTACTATAAACTCTCTTGGATTTAATACTTTTAAATTATTTTTTATGGTCATCTTAATCTTATCATTCTTATTCATTGGTATCATAGACTTTGCTAAAAACATCATATAATTAGGGTCATTAAATGGTGGAGGAGGAAACCATAATAACGCTCCATCAGATGCTTTGGTATTCATTATATTTAAAAACGTTTCATTATTCTCTAATGACGTTTCTCCTACAGTATTACCATCATTAAATAGTGATATCATATCAACTATATTATTCATCATAGAATTAGTATCAGGTAATATCTGTATAGTAGGATATAGTTTTACTGGTCCTTGAGGAGTAGATACTGTAATCAATGTATCATTAAATATAGCTTTCCCTACAGATATTTCTCTATCATTTACCTTGAATTTATTATATAATAAAGTCATAGTGGATAGGTTGTTATCTTTCATCTGTCTTATAAATGGAGATAAGTCTTTATTTTGTATTATAATATGAGATAAAGTAGGTTCATCCCATAAATCCGCAAACTGATAAGGGTTATAATCATATTTATGGATTGATACTACAGTATTTCCTTTTACTCCTACTATAGAACTATATGCAGAAGATTGAAATAGAGTTCTCGGAATTATTAGATAATCACAACTAGCAGTCTTACACATTTCAAATAATGTAACACACAAATTGAAATCTAATATACATGTATGAGGTACACCATATTCTATCATATAAAGTCTCCTTTAATTTAAGGAAAGTAGAGGTTTAATACCTCTACTTTCGATTTATTGTTATTTAATAGGTATAGACGCTCTTATTTTATTTACTTCTTGCCATATCCAATCAGGTATGGGTCTTTCTACACTTGCTATCATGCGATTTCCATTTATTGTATCTGTATGATAAGCTATAACTTTTCGCGTTCTATCAAATTCTAAATTACCCTCTCCTTTATACATTGGGGTTCTATAAGTATTAAAATACTCTTCAAAGTCTTCTAATGCTTCTTCTACATTAGCCATATTAAGCCATCTATGACAGAACTCAATATAGTTATAAGATGCCAAGTTCTCTACAAAAGTACCACCTGGTGCTATTCTAAGATAATCTGGATCATGATATGGTGCATCTTCTATCTGTATCATACCAATTAATGTAGAAGGACTTGTATTAAACTCACGCATCAAAGAAGGATACAGAGATTTATAATCCCAGTCATCAGCATTATTATACTTACTAATAGTACCTAATGGAGTCTTTACTTTATTCTTATCGGATAATAAGTTAGGTCTAGCTACAAATGCACCAGGGAATTTCTCCGAAGGTTTATCATTAAATCTATTCGTATTATTACCCATTACAACGTTCTCATGATGTATATAAAAGTCTGCACCTTTAGCTGCTAAGAAGTTAGTCTGTCTCCAAATCTTATCAAAAGATGTATTCATCTCGATAACGTTATTAAACATAAACTTTATATCTTGTGTAGCTATTTCGATACAAACCTGAACTAATACGTCTAAGATATTATATATCCAAAACAGCTTATAATTTAACCATGGGAACTTAGCGATATTAGTAGTAATCTCATGATAGTCGAATTTATGTACATTACATTCTGTACCACCAATATAATCCAATGAAAAGGACTCTATTACTTTACCACCTTTACGACGAGATGCATATATAATCATATCATCTTGCCATACATACATAACTGATATATCTGCATAATCAGTTCTCTGTTGTGGGTCATTCTTATTCTTCTCATCTATAAACAATTCAAATACTTTAGGTTTAATTCTCCTATCACATATAACATCAGCCGGATTATATCCTAATACCTTAATACGTTCAGTAATCTGAGCATAATCGTATCCGAATCCATTCCATGCTATTAATAAATCAGGACTTAATTGATTAATTAAATCAAAGAATGTGATATACATTTCAATCTCAGTATCAAAGAATCCTATAGATAATTCTGGTGTAGCTACACTAGCATATTTATCATACTCTTTTCCTAACTGCTTTCTTATATACTCATGTACCTCAGCTTTAATCTTTTCAAAATTTTCTTTAATAGAATTCTCTAATTTCTCTATTTGAGGATTCTTAGGATTTCTTACCATAAAACAATACACTGTATTAGTCTTTGGATATATAGCAGATATCATTACAGTCGGGCATTCACCCATTACTGGATTATCATTCAATGAATTAATAATATCTGCTTCTGTATCGAAAAACATTACATCCAAATCTATTATAGGATTCTTATAAGTTTCATTAAACTGTATTCTCAAATAATTCTTGATTGGTATATCTGCACCATAACTTCTTGGGTGTAAGAAGAATTGTTTATTTAATCTCCAATTCCCATCTTGTATATTTTTATTATATAATGCCAGATTACCAGTCTCTTTTGCTATAGATTTAGTAACCTCAGAATACTTACAAGTTATAGGAATTACATCATCAAATTCAGCAAAGTGTGGATCTGGATGTCTTCCTTCTTTTACTAAATACCATGTATATTCTGGTTCATATATTGTGGTAGCATGTTTCTCACCAGTATTATTATCTTTATACACAATAATTGCGAAATCTTTTGTACGTTTACCAGTCTCAGGATCTTTCTTAGCATATTGATAAATTACATTGATTATTGTTAAATTACTACCAGGCTCATACCCATCTACTATTAGCATATCATTTTCCCCTCTCTATATATCATCTCATACAAATGTTTTTAAAATAATGAATCTTTAGATTATACCAAATCCTGTTATAACTAAATATGTCATTATAACACAGCATACGAGTAATACTAATTCAAATACGAAATGAATCAGATTATATTCAAATAAAGCCATTATCACTCCTATTAGCAATATCGAAGTAAAAAAATGAAACTGATTGTCTAAAAACTCATGTGTCGTTATTTGGTCAGAGATACTGAAAGCCAGTACCTCTGGATAATATATGAAATCTATATTAATCACACAATAAGAGTATATCAAATAAACCACTGCATAAAATAAATAGATCTTATAAAAGTTATTAATGAAGAATCTACTCATTGATTATACCACTCCATTTTTATAGTATATCATTATTGAAAGTTTTAACAAAAGTATAAAATTTTATATATAGGAGGGTTAAATATAATGACTCAGGTAGTTGAAATAGTCAGTAAAGAATCAGATAGAAATATAGGTTTAGATGCATCCAAAATGGTAGTAGACGATAATAGTAGTTCTGCTATAACACTTCCAGTAGAAACTCCTAGAAAAAGAGGTCCTGGTAGACCTAGAAATGATGGAAGTAGTGTAACTTATACCGATATGGTTACCGAAGATCGTGAGACTGCTAAACGCAAAAAAAATTCTTATGAAACGCAATTAGAAAAAGGATATACTGGTCAGGCTGCTTTGCTTATGGGTTCTGTAGGTCAGGCTGATAATATCTATAATAACGTAGAGAACGAGTTAGAGAAATACCGTAATAATAAATCTTACGGTGGTAAAACTCGTCAGATGACTGTAGCTTCTTTCTTAAGTACACAAGTAGCTGCTATAGGTGCTAAAGTAAATGCTGTAAGAGAACTTAATAGTATGAGGCATAAGATTAATGACCTTGTAATGAAGAAAGAACAGATGATGAAAGATACAGGTGAAGAAAACAGTGATAAGAGAATTCAAGACGCATTTTATGCTTTGGTTAATTCCACTCGTTATGGTCTCCCTTCTTTCAATCCTCCTCTTGCACAATCTTCAATCAATACTGGAGTTAATCTTTCTGGTGCTGTAGTTCCTAGTGCTCCTATAGCACAGACCCCACAGATTATAACTGCTGGTACTACTGGGAATAGTTTAGCTGATCAACAGTATGAATCCTATAAACAAAATCTTAATCCTATTCAATCAAGAATGCTAGCTGAAAAGAATCCTAATATAAAGACTGTTGTAGTTTATGACCAAACTACTGGTAATAAAGCATTTGATGTAGTAGATGTATCTACTGGTCAGAGTGTACCAGGAATTCAGAGACCTGCTAATTTCTTATTAGATAATATGCGTCCTGACTTTATTAATGGTATAGCTACTAACTCTAATGCTAATTTAAGTTATCCAATGGTATTAGTAGGTAATAGAGCTGCTGATGAATTGTAAAAAAATAAGTAGGGTTTAATTACCCTACTTATTCTAATTTGTTTTACTAACTTTCTTAAATACCTTTACTGGTAAATAGGAAAGTTATTAATTTGCTTATAATCCTATGGATCCTCTCCCCTATACTTAAAGACAAAGTGACTCTCTTGGTATTCAAACTTCTAATGGGCTTAGTGTATTTCATATGGTAATCACTCTCCTTATATATACATTATCGGACGATATACATTGTAACGGTTATACTCTTTAATCCACTGCTTTATCTCTCTATCAGTAACGTCATCATGAATAAACCAACCTCTAATGTAATTACCATTAAGTAACCTACCTTGTTGAGTTTGAATTTTAATACGACCATAATTATCTTTGATAGTATGATACTTTACATACTTATCTAAGATAAACTCACCATTCTCATCAAGATACTTATTAGTCCCATTATAACGCTTTTTAAGCATCTCATGGAATCCAATAAAATTATCCTGATATTTACTGGATATATTTACTCTATGCTTTTTAGTAAATCCAGCGATAAAGAATGGAATCATTCTATGGTCTTTAGGTGTACCCATTTTAAACCATTTTCCTGTAGTCTCTACAAACCCGATCATCTGACCAGGTACAGCTTTTACTTCTATCCTCCTTCCTGTGATAATATTGTCGAATAAAACTACCTCCCCATCATAAGTAGCTCTCCAATCTGAAGTTAGTTGTCTACTAAACTCCATCGGTTCGACATACAGCCTTTTCATTAGCAAAACCTCCTAAATAATTTATAAGTCAGTATAATAATACTGCTTACATTTTTATAGTATATAGTTTAAAATAATAATACCCTATACAACATTATCATAAATACGTGGTCGTGGAATCATTATATTGCCAGTAGTGGTTTCAGTTCTTACAATGACCTGTATGGCATTTGCTTTTTCGTATTTGTAAACCCCCAAATTTATTGGAAGGACCTTAAATGGTCCTTCCTTCTTTTTTATCTTCTATTATTAGTATCATCATCTGACATAAGTTTTCTAATATCAAATATTGATTTATCAGGTACGTTGATATCATCATTATCGTTATTGGAAACCGTATTATAAGTATGCCAGAGTTTATTAACACCAGGAGTCCAACCATTATTCTCTTCACTTACATCTTCTACTATAACGTTACCATAGATATATCTATTGTAACTAATAAACTCATCAATTACTTTTATAGTAGCATCAAGATCATACCAGTACGGGAATCTGATTGTGTAAGTATAATAATAACCTAAACTCATAATAGTAGACTGGTCATATACATCAGTATATCTTAATGGAATATCTTTATCTTCATCAAAGTTACATATTACATGGCCTTCACCAGTAAATACATCAGGTCTACCTTCAAAGAAGAAGTAAGTTAATTCTGTAATCTCACTAAAGTCTGCTATATTACTAGTAAGCTCACAGAACTTAGTACCATCAGTATATACAGCTATTGTATTATTAGTTTTATCTACCATTACGCCAATTACATTGGGCTGATATGGTGCAGATGGATTGAGAATACTATAATTACCTCCAGTATAAGTATTACCATTTACTATAGTCTCTACCCTATAACCATCCATTCTAGGATGGAATAAATCAAACTTAAAAGTTTTACTATTTATATTATTAGGGTCTTTAGTGATTCCTATAGATAATGGTATACCTAAAATAGAATCGTTCATTGTAGCTCCTCTACAAGTAAATTCAAAATATACTTTCTGTCTAGGAGCCATTGGGTAAGTAATATAAGCAATATCATGATCCGATTGAGTTACAATATTAGAATAGAAGTTAAAGGCATTATTATTGGATACTGTATTGTACGGAGGATTTTTAAAATATATCATAGATGCTGGATGATTAAACCCTAAATATACATCTCTTGATCCATCTAGTAATGGTGCTACATCATTAGATATATCTAATCTTCCAGGCCAATCCCACATTCTAGGAGGATTAAGATATATTGTACCAACTTTTATAATACCTGATATATCATAACTACTAGGCATCTTATCAAAGTATTCCTGATACATTGTAAAATACCCTGTAGGAAGATAAGCCGTTTTATATCTACCAAGATTTATAAATCCTTTAATATGCTCTCCTACTTCAGACTGATAAAATGCTAAGAATACACTATTAGATTGGTTATTCATATTAAACGTTTGTGGTTTGAATGAGTAAAACAATCTACCCTCAGAATAGAGATTTATAGTATTATTTAGCATATCTATTCCTACACCAATAACACCATTTATTATAGGTACTTTAGCATAAACGTTAAAAGTAAATTGCTGGGTCATTACCCCAGCATGATTGTGTCTCTCCATCATATTAAATGCAAGATACTCACCATCATTTTCAGTTTGTGTAAAATACCGTTTATAAAATACATTTCCTAAACAACAATCCGATGCTAATACTCCCCAAGATGGTTCTTTATGTATTCCTAAGTATATAGGAATGTGTCTTATCTCTTTATTATATGGATGCTCAGTTATAGTAATCTCAGCATATATTCTGGAATCTTTAGGAATCTCTTTATTTGAAATAAGAAGAAATCTATCATTATATTCAAATTCTTCTCCATTTATAATGCTATCTTTTCGTTCTGATCTTTCATCATATGGAATCATCAGAATTGATCTATTTGCCATAAAGAATCTCCTTTCCTATATATAGTATAAGGTTATGGAAATGTCGAATTTGAGACATTTCTGTAAGCATATAAAAATATATAAGAAAGGAGTTTTTGTAATGACTGTTAGTAAAGAATTATCTTCTTGGATTCGTTGGTTTAGACGTATAATGAGTAGCTGCTTCTTTGAAGGTGGAAATCTCTCATTAACTCGTTTATTAGCATTTACTGGATACTTAGTATTTATTATAGGTTCTTTCTATCTTATGTATGAGAATAAGCATTGGGAAGATTATTCTGTATTTGCTTCATATACCGGTGGTGGTGGTTTAGCATTACAGTTTGGTAATAAATTCGTTAATAGTAAATACAACTCTGCTATTGGTAGTACAGAATCTGTCACTTTAGATAGTATACTCAAAAATAAGAAAGATAATATAGCTGAGGCTATAGAAAATACTAAAGAAAATATAAAGAATGCTGCTAAAGAATCAATCAAGAATGAAGCTATTAGAATAGCTAGTAAAGTAGATATTCCATTTGAAGAAAAGAAATGATACTAATCTATATATTTATTAATAAACATGAGGGGAGATTGGATTCTTCCCTCATTTTTTTATAGAAAGGAGGCAGATTAAATAATGACAAATGAACTCTTAGATATAAAAGATTTCGTTTCCGTTTTAGAAGCGGTTTTAATTATTTTAGTCTCCTTTATAGGTGCCTCAGTACATGAATACATTTTTGGTGGAGTAGATAAAGGATTCTTAAAAAATCCCAATGTAATATCTACAGTAGTAGTTGTATTTATTATATCGTATTCTATAAACCCTCTTATAGTATCATTTAATCCAAGATTCATATTATTACCACCATTAATACTTGGATTACTTGGAAATGAATTAACTAAAAGAATGGGTACAATAAAGGGGTCTTCCTCTTTAATAGAATATATTCTCGGGTTTTTTAGTATCAAAAATAAAGTGGATAAACATGATGGATTAGATGAATTAGAAGCAAAATCTAAATCCACTCCATCTGAATCAAAAAGTGAAATCAAAGAAGATATAATATCTGATGCTGATTTAGAAAAGATACCAGAATTTAAAAAAGAAGAAGAAAAGAAAGATGATAAAGTAGAAGAGAAACAAAAAGAAGCTAATGAAACAGTTATAGATATAGATAAAAGATTGGATATTATACTTCATAATATAGAGAGAGCTAAAAAATCTTTAAATAAAAAAGATATGGTTATCAATAATAGTAATTTTAATCTAGATCCGTTTAGAGATCATTATGAGATAGTGAAAATAGATATAGCTTTATTGAAAAATGGTATAAAAGATATGGATAAAATAGCCATAACTTCAGCCTTAAAGCTAGCTGAGGTGCTTAAAAAAGAAGAAGAGTTAGATGAGTTATTTAATAGTATCAAAGAGGATTAAACGACATCTTGATAAGTAGCAATATCAAAAATTAAGGAGGAATAAAGATATGTTTCCAGATACTTTATATATAGCTAGCCCCAATGAAGGTAAGCTGTATACAGTAGAAGACAACAAAGTTGTTGGAAGTATTTATACAGTTAAACAGGTTTGTTCTTTGCTTGTTGCTCAGAATATGGCTGATGTATATACAGTTAATCGCGATTCTAATAGCATCACTCGTATTAATAATGATGAAGTAATCGGCGATATTCCTGTTGGCAATACACCGTTTGCTATCTGCGAAGATCCTAATGGAGTTATCTATGTAACTAATTACAGTGATAATACTGTAACTCTGATTGAAAACAATCAGCCATATGCATATCCTATTAATGTAGATGCTGGTCCGAAAGGTATAGTATCCGATAGCAATGGTACGATTTACGTTGCATGCTACTTATCGAATACTGTAGTAAAGATTGTAAATCGCACTGTAGTAGATCGCATTCAGGTTCCGTTTAATCCGGAAGGTATTACCTGCGATATTCAGAATAATATTTGGGTAACTTGCTCTGGTAGTAACTGTGTTGTTAAGATTACTAAGGGTCGTAAAGCTCTTACTTCTCCGACTGGTAAACGCCCTGTAGCAGTTGTAGTAGATACGAAGATGAATGTATTCGTAGCTAACTATGAAGATGATACTGTTACTATGTTAGCATCTGAGAATAGCTATGTTGAACCGACTACGATAGCTGTAGGTGATGGTCCGTCTGCTATTGCTATTGATAGTAAGAATATGGTATACGTTCTGTCTACACTCAGCACTGAAGAGGTTAATGTAATTAACCCGAAGAGTGCTATGGTAGTAGATCGTTTCCATGTATGCGATTCTCAGTCTGCATTTGGTGACTTTACTGGTTGTGCTGCATATAACGTATTTAATCCTGCAAACTCTGCAGTAGATAAAGGCGTTATTGCTAATATGACCAATATCCTCACTTCTATTAAACCTCGTTTCGAAGTTACTAGCTGTGAAGATGATGGTACTACTACTGTACTCAAGATTGATAGTTCTTTCATTGATTTAAATCGGTTTGTTAAACTTACTATGAATGGTGTTGATATGGCTGCTGATGGTACGTTTACATTCCCGACTTCTACTTATAAGGCTATTACTAATCTTGAGCTTATGGGTTATTATGATACTGGTGAAACTTCATTGCCGTTCTATTTCAAACCCATTGTTGCGGATAAAGTATTCAAAGCATCTGTAGGTTATGTAGATGAAAACTTTGAAAACTATGTATTCATTTCTGATGTAGTAGTAGATTTCAATAGTCATGATATCGTATCCAAGATGTTTACTACCGGTCCGGAAGGTTCTCATATCGTAGTTCTTATCCCGACTCGTGTATCGTCTAAATATAAACACAATACTGTTGTCAATGGTCGTATGTCTATTGGTAGTGGCTGGACTGCTGATAATGGTAATCCGAATGCTATACTTATTGCTGCAGCTCTTCCTGCTGGTATGGCTAATGGTAAATCTATCATCTTTGATCCGAATAAGATTGATGATGATGGTGCACGTCCATTCCTTTTTGAAATTGTAGACTCTTAAATAATGTGAATGAGAGTATATTATTAAATAATATACTCTCTTGCAAATTTTCTGTAAAGGAGGTTTGTGATTATGGCTGCTCCTAGTATAACAGTAGTTGATACTAGCGATAGAACAGTTACTAATTGGGATGCTGGTGTAGTACAGGCTAACAATGAGTCTGCTGTTTTAACCATTCTTGTCTGGAATAATCGTGGTGGCTCAGTAGCTCTTTCAGATTTAAAAGAAGCTAATATTACTTCTTTAGATACTGATGGTCGAGCTGTTACTGATATTATTACTGGTAAATGGATTCGTGTTAATGTACCTTCCATTGATGGTAATACTACTACTTATACTCCAGTTGGTGGTGCTACTGTAAAGAATATCCGTGCAGATGGTCTTGGAGCTACTGATGGATATGTATTGAAAGGCACTGCTAATGATGGTATAACTGCTAATTCTCGAAATAACTATAGTACAGTTAATCTTAAGATCAAAATACCTGCTGGTGTAACAGCTGGTATTCGTGATTATAAGATTCGTATTAATGGTTATTTTACCTAATAATATAATAAGGAGGATGTAATCATGGGTCCACAAATGGCTCTGTATGACTCTACTCATACGAATTTGGTTTCCAGTTGGAACCTGGGTAAGATTAAAGCTCAGGAAGCAACTGAAGTTCTGGAAGTAAATCTCTGGAATAATAAAGGTGGTTCTACTGACGTCTCTGATTTAAAGGAAGCATATATCACTGTACTTGATAGTGAAGGTGATACTGCTAATGATGACGTCGCTCGTGATGGTTGGATTCAGGTTAATGAACCGGCTGTAGATGGTGACCAGACTACCTTTACTCCAATTGGTGGTTCTCTGACTAAAGATATTAAAGCAAATAGTGCTTTGATTCTTGATTATACTATCAGTGGTGCTGCTAATGATGGTGAGCCTGGTAATGATAGTGATGGTAGTGGTTGCACGAAGAACTTCGCGACTCTGCGTTTCCGTGCAGTAGCTCCGCCGAACTCCAATCCTGGTGAAAAGACCTTTAAGATTCGTCTGTCGGGTTATTTCACCTAATCGGTACGTTTGTTATACCATTTCCAAGAATCTATCTTCCATTCCTTAAACAACAATCCCTCAGGGCTTAATAGCCCTGAGGGTTCTTTTTGTATATATTATTCGTAGCAGTATACTTTATTTGCTAGAGCACTATATTTAAATATGAAGCTATAGTTCTCTTTATTTAGAGTGATCTTTTTAGCTGGTTTAGTATGGAATATGAATTTCCTATTAGATGCTATATCAAGATAAGCACTAAACGGTTCTACATGATCAAACTTCCAAAGTTTTAATTCAATGCTAGGTAATTCAGTCTTATCTGTAATATGATGAGTAATAGTAAGAATAAAGTTGATATAATTATTTCTATTCTCTTTATCAAAGTATATAGTACCATCAGTCTTAATAAATTGATAAATAGAATTACTTATAGCTTCATATTTAGTAATGACTGTTTCTTTATTAAGTCTATTAATAAGACTATCAGGATTAACTGTAACTCTATACTTATGCTTAGTTACAGCATCAATAAGAGAGATCTTAAGTGCTATACCAGTCTTTCTATCAAAGATAGCATCATCAGGATGAATAATTAAATCCCTAGTAGATATAGGAGAAATATATTTCTTTTTCTCTTCTTGTTTAGTAGGAATAGGTGGATATGTTTTCTTTTCTTCTTTAGGTGTAATCCCAATTACCTTTTCTACCTCTTCTTTAGAGAAAGTATAGAGATAAGTAGCACCTTTAGGAATATTTATCTCAGGAGACTTTAAAACACCATAGTCTACAACAGTTAACTGCAGATAGCCTTTAAAGTCGAAATTTGGATTTACTTTCATTATAAATGTAGGCTGCTCGCTAACATTTTTATCAGTTTCAGCCCTTAAAATTACTTTTACAAATTTATCTATATCCATTTGGATACTACTTTCAGCACCAATAGAGAAGCCACTTAATTGCATAGTCTCTCCAGTACGACCATTTACTGTAAGATTAGCAAATCCTTTCTTATCAGCAAATCTATTGGTTATATATTCATCATCAAGTATATCAAATACCGTATCACTATTAGCATTGGAAGGAATTAATTCAGCATCATAACAATAAAACTCATCGCATTTATCATCTTTCAATGGAGTATTGTTAATACGATAAATGATTTCTTTATGGTGTATAGTAAGCTGTCTAAGTTTACCATTAATAGTAGTTACACCATACGAATTATCATTTTTATTTATAACTTCATCAGAAATCAATCTATCATCATGATTGGGAATGATTTCATTACCATAGTTACTGTATTCAGTAGAACTTCCTTTTTTAGGATCATATGTAAACCATACAGCATTTTCAGTATACCAATCAGGTTTATTAGTTGGTATATCAAAAGACAAACAACCACGAAAAGATTTAGGTTTTCTATCCATCATTATTAACCCCCTAAATAAATAGAATAATAAAATTTATTAAAGTGTATAGATAAAAATAATTTATAATTATATATTATAGATGTGATAGTAGCAATACTATCTATAGTTTAATTCTATTCAATTTTTTAAGAGGAGAGGGTAATATGAGAGAATTAAATGAAGACCAGAAGAAGTATCTGCAAGAGTGCTTGGAGGCACAGGAGAAGTTCTGTAGCGAACACCACTATCCGAACTTCGTTCCTGCAAGTGGATTCTGTTGGAAGTGTGGAGAACCCATATATTTTCCGGAAGAATCCGAAAAGCCTGGTGAGCCTTGGCATTATCATAAGAAAGATGCTGAGACTAACTTATTTACTGGCTGTCACAGTTGTGGTTGGAGCTACTGCGACTAAGTAAAAAGAGGAGGGAATGGATTCCCTTCTCTTTTTTGTAAATTTTCTATGATACCAAGATGTAATTCCTATATTTTTTGGTTATATATTATAATTATGATAATAGGGTTGTGGTACAAGAGTATCATGTAAAACAGTGATCCCTGTGTCAACTCTAAGGAGGAGTTATCATGTATGATGTAATGGATTTTGAAGATCAAATTGAACTCTATTATGACGGTGACTGTGACAATGATAGCGATTATGGCATGTCGGTATATGATCAGTCCCAATTAGACTGGGCACTGGAGGATTCTAGATACAATCGCAGTGTCGTCGACGAAGAAGGAGGTGAATTCTAATGCGTCCCCGTCCAGCCGATGACACAGAGATTTTAGTAATACTAATCGAAGCCATATTTGGCTAAGGTTAGTATTACTAGAAAAAAAATAATAAGGGGCAGCAATTAAGCTGCCCCTATTTTTTATAAATTACGATATTCCATCATAATCTGGTTAGGAACTTCAGCATTATCTGGAATATTAAGTGCCTTAACCTTCATATATAAAGATTTTATTTTTTTTAGTTTGATAGAGCTATTTACAGGATTCGTAAACAACTGTTTCAAATTAAGTAGTGCTTCACTTTTAGTCATTATAAAAACTCCTTTATTTACAAAAATTTTATTCTATTGTTAATACTATTATCAGCATATTGATAAGTAGTAGTAATACTTGATCTAGCTTTATCAAAAGCTTTTCTATCATCTATCCCCGATTTTACAAAAGCTTTTACTATGTAATATGAACCTACTCCTATCATTACTCCTAAGATAAATACTAGTACGTAAATAATAATCCCATAGGTTTTTCCCTCTACATTATTGTTATTCATTTCATCTACCCCTTAAGACTTTATATATAGACTCCTGAGGAATTTATCCTCAGGAGTATGTTATATGAGAATTATTTTCCTGTGGAACCAATTCCACCTTCTCTCTTTACTGTAGGTACTATTTCATCATCTAAGATAATAGGAAGAATTATACCTTGGCAAATCTTATCTCCCATTTCAATATTCATTTCTTTATTTACAGTAAATCCTATCATAATGTGTCCCTCATTAACAGGATTATTATAGTAATCTGCATCTATAATACCAACTGTATTAAGCAGAGTGAAACCATATTTAAATCCAAGAGAAGATCTAGGATACAACTGTAAGACACCAAAATTTGGATATGCTTCACAAGTTTTAGGATTCCATTTTAATCCAGTAGGAAGAATAACTCTTTCATTAGGAAATATTTTAAAAGAAAATGGAGCACGGATATCATATCCTGCAGAACCAGGAGTAGATCTTACAGGAGTAAACTTATCTTTATCATTACCAGGGTAATTATCCTCAGTAGTGCTAAATCCAACATCTGTTTTCAGCCAAGTCTCTTTACTTACAAATTCGAACATTATTTATACCCTCCTAAAAATTTTAGATAAAACCTGAGCGGGCTATGATAAGCCCGCTCTGAGTTTTATCTTTATATATGGTGAATAAGATAAAGCAAAATTGGTGGACCCTCTCAGACTTGAACTGAGGACCGTCCGGTTATGAGCCGGATGCTCTAACCAACTGAGCTAAGGGTCCACTGGTACCGGACACGGGACTTGAACCCGTACAGCCAAAAGCCCAGGGATTTTAAGTCCCTTGCGTCTGCCAATTCCGCCAGTCCGGTAAAAACTAAAGAAACTATATGGGGAATAGTTTTTGGCTAATCTGGAAAAATTACCAAACCTATTATAGGGAGAGTTTCTTTAGTTTAATATATTAAATACACTAAGTGTGTATTTGATATCGAGTAAAGCCTATTTTATTGATCAGGTAAAATAGGCAAAACCGTCATTCATAACCCAATATGACCAAATCCTAGTTATGACCTCGTTTACAGTCTTAGGCAGATGGTACTTCGGCGATCTGTTCTTTAAGGCGTAATAGAAACACAGGGACCCATAAAGAATTGAGATCAATCCACCTATACTGAAACTACTACCATCATTTATAGACAACGGCTATGAAGATAAAGCATTCTACAGGAAATGATAAAACCTGGAGACGATCATACGCAAGGTTTCTCCTCCTACACGTATTACTTTTACTACTACCTAGGTATTAGTATTTGTCTTTTTAGACCGAATTATCATTAATCCACCGATTCTCTAGTGTCACTGCACTAAAATTTAAATCAGGAATATTCGGACTATGGTAAAGTGTTAGTATCAGTTAAGATTGCTATAGAAAACAATCTAAAGCTGTGCACAAAGGCAAATCATAAAATTAGTCTAATAATATGTATTCATCTCTTCTGCACACTACCATACTGTTACATGCATATTATTTTTTAATTTTTATCTAAATCTATTCTTAGATTTATCTTCTGGACGAGTATATTCTGCTACAACTATTTTATTATTAAGTTTGTTCCTTGCTAAATTTTTAATTTCTGTAGTATCCAATCCTAGATTGTTAGGTATCGCATCTATAGCACCATTAAGTATCTTTTTTTCTAATGTATCATTAGTCTTATCATTGAATACATTCCTTACTGTATCTACTAAGATACCTTCTACAACATTCATTATTTTATTAGATTCCATATATATCCTCTCCTAACATTCGAGTAATAGAATTGAAATAGATTCTAATATAGTATTTATATGATACTATATAATGGGTTGAGTGAGTCCTTGTGTTGTTGTTTGCGTATTGAGTTCCTCCTTAAGAAAAAAGACTGCGGGATTTAATCCCGCAGTCTATATTTTATTTTATTTCGTAATCTTCAATACCTAATTCGATACTACTATTAATCCTATTCGCTTTTATCTTACAATCTAAAAGATAATCGAATATAGAGCCTTTTACTTCTTTGAAGTTTTTGGTAACTATATCTTCAAAGAGTTTATTAGCTTCTTCAGTTTTTTCTTCAATTAATTTCAGTCTTTGTTTAGGATCTTTGATTTCACTGGTAATATCCATAACCTCATTTATAGTATCGAGTTTAATACTGGTTATGATACTTTCGATTCTTTCATTGATAGTCGTCTCTATTACTTTAGGCATTATTGTTATTCTCCTTTTTCATTTCTTCCATTGTTTTATCCCACACTGTAATCCCTTGATACTGCTCATTTTTAGTGTATTTACTATTAACAAGATAAATACGACTAATTATATTAACTACTAATCTCTTTTCCAATTCCGAATCCATAGAATCTAAACCTATAATATTTGTACCATATAATATGGAAAAGTTTAATAATTGATTAGCAATATTGGCTGGACTATCGCAAATTAATGGTATATAAGTATTATGATTTTTAATATAATTTAAGTTTATATGCCAAATTCCATTATATGGGCGATCAGTATCGTTTGGCATTTCTTCCCATTTACTTTCAATATCTTCGATATTAAAATACCTTTTATGTAAGCAATTATTATCTAAAATATCATTATATACATTTAAGAATTTATCTGTTATATAATTTAATATAGTCGTTTCATTATGCATTATTGCATATAAATCATATTGTGATGTATATTGAATATCAATATAGCGATTTCTAAATGCTCGAACTAATTCAATCGCTTCAATATGCTCAATAGGAATAATATCCGTATTTCCTACAGATGGGTTATTGGATCTATATTTTTCTCTAATTTGGTACTGAAAATCTTCTTTATCTTCATACATATAACCATTAGTATATGAGAAATAATCTTCAAGTGCTTTATTAAATTTACTACTAAGGGTTTTATTATAATTAAATAAAGTTGATACTATTGGCACAAAAAATTCATCATTTGAATAGCAGCAAGGACTACTAGTTGGTTTTTCACCCTTTAATTTAATTTCGATTGCATAAGAATTTGGATACAAAGCTTTATAGATATATAAATATTCAATAGGTAATTCGGTTTCCTCATTCCATTCAGTAAATATCTTATTTAAGATACATACGTCTGGTGCAATAGTTATATTATCATCGCATTTTACCAATCTTTCTGGTAAATACTTCTTTTTGGTTTCGTTGATAACTTTCAAATCATTCTTGTCATAATACTTCATTTTACTTCTCCTCCATTATACAATTACTTTATACATATAAATGTATATTATCAATATTATAGTATATAACTAAAAGGCATGTTAATAGAGAGGGGATTAAATTCCCCTCTCTACGCATTTTATTCTATTGTATCCTCAGCCAGTTTATCTAATAAAGGCTTATCAATAGTAATAGTTAGGATAATCGTACTTTCACTATATGGTGGTTCATATATAGTGAATTCGAATCCTAACCATCTTAAAAATCCGAGAAATTTAAAAGCATCATCTCTACCTTTTCTAAAGTATCCATAGTATAAGGTAAAGTTAGTTTTAGGCTTATTAGCTTTATACTCTTTTTGTAATAACTTATCTAAGTCTATAGCCACATTTCTAAAAGTCTCAGAATAGTATTTAGTATCCATCTGATAATCTTTCTTCCATAAATGGATATACTTAAACCGATAATACTTATTATCAATATAAGCTAGTTTGTCTTTTATATACCTTTTTAGTTTCTTAAACATATACCTATTTCCATCCTATAACAATAGTAGCAGTATTTTTCTCATAATCTAATTCTTCTTTATCAATAATCAACTGCTGTTTTTTAATGTAATACATAAAATACTCGTAGATTCTTAACTCTTCAATATTTTTAGTATTTACACTTAATTTTACTTCAGCAGTTTTTTCAAAATTAAGTATAGCATGATATATAGCAAGATTTATTTTCTGTATATATGCTTTTACTATATAATTTGATAAGAGATTAGCAGTCTCCAAGTATCTTATATGATCTAAATCTACCAGATAATTACCATCTATATATTCTTTCGATAACATACAATCATCTTTATGCCATTCACTCATACATTATTTATCTCCTTTGAGTTTATTCTTATTATGAGTAGCTTTAAGTTTCTCCAGCATATCTGCAGTCTTCTTAGTATAGTACTCAGAGAAGAGTTTAATTACATCTACACTGGAATTCTTACCTTTAGCTTCCATAATAGGAATTATATTACCAATATCTTCCATGACGATATTATTGATTTCTTTATTAGGATAGATAGTATTAACTAAACCAGTATATCCAGTAGAATTCATAAAATGAATAAGATAGTTGAATATTCTTACAAAGCTATCATTCTTCATAAACTCAATAATATCTTTATTATCAAAATCTATATAGATATTATTAAGTTTACACTCTCTATCAATATTAGCTCTATGCATAAAAGATGAATATTTATCTACTAATTTAGCAGACGTCAATTCCATAGTATCTTCTTCTATTACTATAAAATTGATAAAATCATCAATAACAGTTTTAATCTCTTTAGCTATATCTTCTTCAGTCTTACTATTTTCTACACCCCATTTTAAGATAGTATCAACCACAAAAGTAGTAGATAATAATTTAGAAATAGCATTGGATACTTCTTCTGTCATTTCTACCCCAGTATTACCAATCTCTAAATCAAGGGTAATTCTCTTTTCTTCACTCATTTTAATTCCTCCTAAAGTGTAGTATAAATTTATATGTATAGTATTACTACTATTTGTATAGTAATAATACAAAGCAAACAAAAAATATTAGTATAAAGATACCTAGATTGAATATAGTAAGATTTCTTTCTGACTTCATTCTTTCTATGTAGATATGGTTATTCTTTATCTTCTTCATGGGTTTTATCATATTATTAACTACTATATCATAAGGCGATATCTTATTACCTTTTTCATCTAATAAATCCATATCTCTTTCATTTATGATATTGGCTAATCCTTCTAATCTAGCTATATCAGTATCATTAAATCCTACGTCAGAGTATTTTCTAACGAGAAAATCATGCCATTTAATAAATTCTTTACTAATGTATTTTAAATCAATATCTTTTCTATTATCTGTGAATATAACTTTCATATATACACAATCAGTATAGGAATAGCAATTAGGTTTATATATAAAATCTCCTTTCTTTATTATATCCTTAGCTGCAATATATCTTTTATTTCTACAAGTCATATTAAAATACCCTTCTAGTTGCTGTAGATAGTTTACTATAAACATAAAAGATACACAGGCTATTATAGCATATAATGTTTCGATTACACTATCCATATAATAAACTCCTTTAAATAAAAAATATATTATCGGATCTTATACTTAAGTTATAATAAAATTCAACATTAATATAATGGTGCTAAACCTCTCCTAAAATCAGTTTCATACACACTCAAGTAATATAGTATTGTCGAAACAGATAGTACTATATTACTCTTGGACTTATTCATTTTATATTATTATACAATTTTTTATAATAGAATGATAATAGAGTAAAATCTATTATCATTCTATTTAAACCAGATTAAATTATATATAAGACAAACATTAATATCACTCCTAATTTTTCATTTCCTTTTCTTCTGCGTTTCTGTCATCGTGAATTCATTTGCATAGATTTGTTTCTCCATCTTTCTTTAACATTTTAAATTTTCCTATTGTTGTGTATTCTTCTGGAACATCGTTTATACCTCTTAAATTAGTATCTCAATATTTCCTAAGTCTTATATATAATTTTAAATAAAAAAAATGCTGGAGAGCTTAATAGCTCTCCAGCGGTGCTATTTGTTTTATTTAGTAATAATATTAAAACCCATGCTATTCATTACATCAATAGCCGATTTTTTCTTATTCTCATTAGAACCAAGAGTAAGATTCTCTATAAGAGAAATCTTGCTAAATGGGAAGTTGCTATTCAGTACTACCATATTAGCCAATACACAGATATCTGTACATAATCCAACTACTTCGAATTCTTTAGGAGGATTCTTAGTAGCTTCTTGTATTTCAAGAAGTTTACATACCAAATCTCCATTACCATAAGTATCTTTTCTTACAGTAGATACTGTAGGATAAGTATTAGGATCTAATGCAATATCTGCTAGGTCTTCTACTATATTCCAACCCTTAGACCCATTAATACAATGGATAAGATAAATAGAACTTTCAAAGTACTTCTCATAAGTATCTTCATTATGTGTATCCATAGTAAAGATTACATGGGTATCTGGAGCAGCTGCTAATTCTTTAAGAAGATATTCTCTTATATCTTTCACTAATTGTTTACCAGCTGCTTCATCCTGCCAGGATACAAAGTCATTCTGCATGTCTACAACAACAATCACTTTCATTTTCATAACCCCCTAATAAACTGTTTTGATAAATTCAATTAATCTATTCATATCTTGTTGATATAAATCCATATCAGTATAATGAAGATTACTCATCATATCAGTAACCAAATAATGAAGCAAAGTATCTGTACTAGGAATAGAGAATCCTATTGCTGTCAGAATTATAAAAAGTAGCAATAGTCTCTCAGATTTTTTAACCATACTTCTTTCAAATTCACTAGGATCTTCTGAAGAGAATATTGCTAAATTTACTAAACAAATACTTGTTCCTATTATACCTATACTTCCAAATACCATATTTAATACTTCTATTCTATTAGCTATAAAATACACAATAGAAGGATAGGTAGATAAAATATCTAGATTCATTTACTCTTTCTCTCCACTAATAATATATATCAGGAGTAGTATTACACTACTCCTGATTACTTATGTTTTAGAATTCATATTCAGAAATATCTACATCTTTAAGAAGTACAAACTTATCATCATTTACTTTACGTAATTCTGCAATCTCTGCTTCTATATCAGATGCAGTATATCTGATAAGTTTTCTATTCTTAGGATTCAATGTAGATGCTCCTAATTCATACGGCTTAAGAGAACCCAACCCTTTTGCTCGTTCTATATTCTTAGGTTCGGATAATCTATATAACCGTATTAACTCATATAGACCCATCTTAGTACCATTAACTAGATAACGTTTTTCAGATCTATCTATATAAGGTATTATAGGCTTACAAGCATTAATAAGATGGTCATTGAATATGAATTGAGTAGATAAATCATTTACATATCCTTCTAGCATAATAACGCCTTTATGTTTATTTACATGCAGATATGGATACTTCTTTTCCAATAATGACTTTATCTTACTAAATGACTCATTTCTAAGAATGAGAAGATCTTCTAACAATACTGGATATATAGCATAATTATCAGATATCTTAGCAAGATTAAGGTCATAGTTATTATTAGTCTCTATAAGCTTAAGAAACTCAGTTTTATCAAATACTTTCTTAGAACGTTCATGCTGAACTTTATTATTCATCATAAACTGATCTCTTACATATCTGATGAACTCATTCCTATCAGTAAAGTATCTCCATTTCTTAGTGCCTTTATTAATATGATACAATGGTGATATTACACAATATACCATACCAGCATCTATCAATGGACGACAATATACCAAAAGAAATAGTAAGATAAGAAGTCTAATATGGAAGCCATCATAATCAGCATCTGGCATGAGTATGATTTTATCAAATGGGCATTTCTTTAAATCAAAACTCTTACCATATCCACCCTGGTCTATAACGGCTAATAATCCTTGGACTTCTTCATTATTCAAGAATCTCTGCTTAGGAGTAGATAATGCATTAGGCATTTTACCTCTAATAGGATATATACCCTGAGTTCTAGTATCTCTACCAGCTTTAGCAGATGAACCTGCAGATAACCCTTCTACAATAAGTAGTTCTATATTCTTCTTATTCTCAGGCTTAGCATAGTTCTGAGGAGCATCTATAAATGAGTTTCCTTTAAACTTATTAGAGATTTTATCTTTCTCTTTATTAGCTTTATTACGAGCAATTGCTACAGCCTTAATAAACTCACATACTCTCTGTAAGTCTTCAGGATTATTCTTAGACCAAGCTTCTAATGCTTTAAATGTAACAGACTTACAGAATTCTACAAAGTCTTCATTCTTACATACATTCTTAGCCTGGCCATCAAACATTACATCCATGTGTGCTGCTGCTACTGCACCTACAATACCAACTCCTATATCACTATTTATTACTTCTAACTTAGACCTAGTATTATTAAGGTAGATCTTATTCATATAGTTTCTAAAGAATTGATATAACCCTTGAAAGAAACCTTGAGATGGAGTAGATCTTAGTGTATCTACTGGAGTTACATTTGCAAATGTAAGTATATTAGCAGATGCTTTTGGGCTATTAGTATATACAAATGCTGCCTCTACTTTCATTATCCCATTATCATAACCAAATATAATAGGTTTAATAATAGGAGGAGTATTAGGAGTTATCATTCTTTCAATATAACTACTAATACCATTCTGATTTATAAGAGTTTTCTTAAAAGTCTTACCATTTACATCATGACCAATAAATTCTATCTTAGACCCAATCTTAATCAATGGTACAAGATTCTCTAATAGATTGAGTATATCTCTCCATCCTATAGTAATCTTTTTCATTATCTTAAGATCTGGTTCGAAATCTACTAATAAACCTTGTCTATCACCCTTATTAGGAATCTCTTTAGGACCATTCTTATATTTAGGCAATGGCTTACCTTCAGAGAATTCTATAAAATATGCTTTGCCTAATATAAAAGAAGTTACAGCAAATCTAGAACTAATAGCATTAGTACACTTAGCACCTACACCATGTAATCCAGATGGATATACACCTTTTTCTTTAACAAAGTTAGTCGAAGTATGCTCTCTAGTAAATACTCGTACAATATCTTTAGCTGGAATACCTCTACCATTATCAGCCACTATCATACGATTAATACCATCAAAATATTCTATCCATACAGTATCACATGGGGATACATCTCTTCCCATTTCATCTGTACCATTCTGGATAACTTCTCTGCAAGCATTAATCCAACCTTCATCTCCAATGGAACTCAGATATTCACCAGGATTCTGTCTTACAGAGTCTACGAATAGTTCAATGGTTTTGATTTGCTTACTATAATTCTCTATAGCTTTCTTTTGTTCAGCAGTAAGCTTTGCACAAGCAGCTAGTGTAGCTAGAGTATACTGATTTACCGTATAATAAAGCTCTCTATCATAAAACAAAAATATCACTCCTTCTAATTGCTAAGAAACTTACTTGGTTGTTTATATACGGTATAAAAAATTACAGAGGAGAGGTTTAACCCTCTCCTCTGTAATTATAGTGGTTAGTATATTATTAGGAGAACTGCTTATCAACCACAGCGGGCTGAGCAGCATCCTTAATATTAGGATTTACCGGAGTTGCAGTAGGTGCCGGAGGCGGAGCTACGGGAGCAGTGGGAGTCGGAGTTGCCGCACCACCATTAATGGGGAGCTGTACCTGCTGAGTCGTAGTCGGAGTAGTAGACTGATCTACATATCCAATCGGATTCGGGCTAGGATAACCTACCGGAGCGGGAGCACCATAAACCGGAGTACCGGTAGCCGGAGGAGCTACAGGTGCAGTCTGAGCCGGAACAGTCGGTGCATAACCAGGAGCTACACTAGCCATAGCCGGATTATAACCACCTACAGGAGCCATCGGAGCAGCCGGAGGAGCTACGGGAGCGCCATAACCAGCAGGAGCACCACCATACTGATTAGCGGCATAATAATTCGGAGCCATCGGAGCACCATAACCACCACCATAGCCAGGGCCAAGGATAGAAGCAATAGCAGCGAATGCATTCTGTTCCATATTGTTATTCTGGATACCAAACTGATTATTGAGCTGAGCCTGATCAAAAATCTTCTTAGCAGTCTGCCACAGATATTTCGTCTTATTAACGAAACCAATAATCATATAGATATCCTTCATAGCTTCCGGAGCATTGAGGAAATAAGTCTTAATGGTCTGAAGCAAATCATGATACCGTTTGATAATGAGTTCGATTTCTTCATCCGGAGTATCCGTCGGATACAGATAGAAGTCAGCAGAGCAAATCGTACAATGACGTTCACCATTATTATTGATCGGCAACGTAATACGCTGACCATCATTATGGCAGCAGATTGCGCGATGATATTCATCAACGTTCAATTTGGTCTGGAATACCGGACCATTACGGCGCAGTTCAGCCTGCTGTTCCGGATTAAGGAAATTCTTCATGGTAATCGGCTGTGCCTGCGGTTGGCCATACACGTTAGGCATAGTCGGAGTACCATACATGGGATTGTAGATACCAGGGTTTTGATAGGTGTTGTACATAAAAAATTACCTCCTAGGAAATAAATGGTTTGAGTGTTGTAAAGCCTCTCTAGCCCTAAGGCTAGAGAGACTTATACACTACATTATTATAGTACATGCTTGAAATTAGTTTTAACAGACAAAATCCCAAGCACTACCATACTTATCAATAAGTCAAGTGTGTTATAAATTATTATACACTACTTACATAGTATGAATAGTCTTGGAATACTCATCATCTTCTGTATAATGTCTCTGAGATATCTCAGCATTTACAGAAGTCTCAGTCATATAGCTTACATTCTGCTTACGTCTAATAATGTAGTCCATATCAGTCTCAATAAACAGTATATGACGAAGATAGTTCTTCTGATCATCAGTAATAGGTATACCATCTGCTGTCATCTGAGTCAAAAGATTCTCAAACATTTCAGCATTCATAGATATACGCATATTCTGAATCTCATCATAGTCTACACCAATAACCATAGCAGGTACACCTACTCTGCTACCCATAGATTGGCCCATCGTAGGGCTATTAGGTGTAGAATTATAGCCATTAAACTTAAACCAATAAAAACGACTATTATCATCATCCCATATAACTGAACCATTGCCATCATCTACGGCATTTAAAGAGTTATCACAACAAATGTGTATCTCTGGTTCAAACTGTTTAGGCTCTCCATCATACCTATTTTTCCAAGTAAACTTGGCTTTCTTAAACAAATCTCTTATAGCAACAACATGACTTTTATCCATATCTTAATACCCTCCTTAAAATGGTATCTCAGGTCTTAACGCATTATTAAAATGTTTTGGACCTGAAGATATTTAGATTAAACTCATGCTTTTTACATAAGATATTGTTTGCTTCTTTAGGACTACATCCATTATCTAAAAGATATTGTCTAGCAACACTTTTTCCTTTAGTATTTATCAACTCCTCTGATTGTTTAATAATAGATTCATCAAAAGCAAATCTACAAAGTGCAATATGAGCTACTACCCTACTATAATAATTCGTATATGGGTATTTTATTTTTATGACTGTAATAACTTCACCATTTCTTCTGGAAGCTACTACTATATATTCTTTGAATACTATAATACATTTTAACTCATCAGATTCCTGAGCTTTTAACTCTATATTTTTAAGATACTTCCAAAAAAGATTAAAATTACTTTTTGGTATTCTAGATAATGGTATGCCTTCATAGCATACTTTTCTTATAAATCTTTCTATATCTCTTTCTGATTTAACTCCAACACGCTCTCTAATTCTTTTCTTAGCATGTTTTGAAATACTAACTCTAGGAAATATAGTAGGTAGATGCATCGCTATATATCACCTCCTTTAATAAGATATAGTTGTATATATCAAAACAATACTGTTTTCATATATCTAGTACTAGGATTAGCAAACTGTACAGCTGCTGAAGCAAAGTATCCTTTATTATAATTACTATTCACAAACCCACATAAAGTATTATAAATAATAGTATAATTCGTATACTTCTGATTTACTTCATCCATTACTTCATTAAACTGAGGGATAGTGATGATATTATTACCACTAACCTGAGTACTACGCATGGATTCTCCTAATATGAAGAACTTCATTACGTTTCTATAAGAATCTTTAATAGCGATATCTAATACTTTCGGATAAGCTACTAAATAATCAATATACCTATCCTGATTGATATTACCATATACGATATCTACATATAAAGACCTTATATTCTTAAGTATCTCTTCTTCTGTAGCATCTCTAGTAGCCGCTTCTCCATAGCGGTTAATAAAATACTCAAAGAATTTACTATTCTTTGGTTTTGTGTTAAGAATTTGTTTAAGAGCTCTCATACATTATCCCCTTACTTGAGAATTCATTTCTTTTACAAAAATCTGATTAAGAGTTTCTTGGGTAAGTTCTTCATTATCAGCTTGATACATATCTATTAGTGTTTCATTAAGATATGATAAATCATCTTCAGTAGCAAATTTGTATTTAACAATACATAGTCTTAGGAATGAATATACACTCGTTTCATTACCAAAAGATATATTACCCGTTAATACATGTGACCTTAATAAATCGTAGTTACCCAATTCACTCATTACAGATTCATATGCTGCTTGTCTCCCTCTAATTGCCCTATATTCTCCGTACTCCATATCTTTCTGACCTGCTGTAACTAATAAAAGTAAATACGGTTTATCAAAGTCATCTTTTAAACCAGTATTCAGGTCATACTTATCTACTATAGATACAAGCTTTTTGAATATAGGCATTATACTTCCCTCCCATACAAATATACTCTTCTTTTACTATCAAATCCACTTCTATTCAATACAGATCTTACAGGTTTATCATTATTAAATGGTAAATGTCGTTTATCTAATACATTGTGTCTTACATTCCCAAGACTATTACATGCTTCCTCGAAACAAGAATAGGTCTTAACTGTAGACACTTTTACACCTTTGAGTCTTCTTTTAGTAGATTTAATAGCCATTGTAAATCTCCTCCAATAATATAGTATATAGTTTTATCTAACTTTGGGTACTGGGATTAAATTAAGAAGTTTAGTCTGCAATGCAGTACTTGACCAAAATCTTTTCTTATCTGGTATTACATATATAGCTTTATTTCTAAAACGAGTTATCCCAGTATAATTAAGATTTCTGGTATGAGATGGAAGAAATTCTTCTAAATATACACCAGTATTAAACTGACTACCTTGAGAAACATGCGTGGTTATAGAATAAGCGTATTCGAACTTTTCATACTCATTAATATCTAAAAAGCTTTCCTTCATTCTATTACGAGTAAAGTAATCTGCTTTAAAGTAGTTATAATCTATTTTAAGCTTTTCAAATACGCTATCCATAAAGATAGGTTTAAAATCCATTTCAAAATACCCATCTTTAAAAGATGAAATAGATGGTGTGCTCATAGCTGTACCGTATAAACCATTTACTAGATTAATACCCTCTAATTCAATCTCCCAGTTATTCTTTCTACAGATTACTTTATCTCCTCTAACTGGTAAAGGAGAATCAAATCCATATATCTCTCGTCTTATGGTTTCATTTAACCTATCCCTGGTTCTATTAGTACCACAGATAATTATCCCATATTCTTTAACTATTTGATAGAGATTGTTATAGAAATCACTTCTAGTAATTACTATCACATCTCCATAGTTACCAACTCTAGGAGTCTTACCTTCTAATACCATTCTAGAGATATCTATAATAGCTGAACCTTCAGACTGACGATATATCTTAGTGAGCATATGAACTTTAGATGGGTCTGATAAATAATACGGTTCGTCTTTTACTGGTGGTAACTGATTTAAATCCCCACATGCTATAATAGGAACTCTAGACTTTTCTAAGTCTTTAGCTACTTTAGCTCCAGTAAAAGATGCTTCATCCATTACTACTAATCTTATACTCTTAGGTAAACCTATATACTTAAACTTCTTTCTAAGCTTACCTTCTTTATCTCTTTCTAAAGAGAAACTATATATCCAAGAGTGAATAGTCTTAGCATTAAGGAAACCATTTCTACGCATTACTATAGCAGCAGCTCCACTAAATGCCATTGGTGCTACTTCATCTGGAGTTAAACCAAGTCTTTTTATTATCTCATGCAAACAAAAGCTTTTACCTACTCCTGCTCCACCAGATATAGAATACACTTGTTCTTCTCCATGATTAAACCATTCTATAGCACCATTAACTACTTCTCTTTGCTCATCTGATAATTCTATGCTCATTGTATCTTACCTTCCGATCCTGGTTCTAATCCAAGATTGTTTTTAAATACATAATTCTCATATTCATCATAAGGTCTCATTACCTCAGATATCATAAAATCTGTCATAGATTCCATACGCATAAATGCTTCTAAGTATTTAGTAGTATCTTTCCAATGATTAGCAGTCTGAATCTTACTACCATCATCAAATAAGATAGTTATATACCCATAAGTATTTATTCTCGGAATCTGAGATTGAGAATTAGCATAAATCTGTGCAGATGCTACGTTAGGGTGATTTTCTTCAAGGTATTTCTTCCATAACTCTTCCATTATTAAACAGTTATTATATGGGTCAAAAATAAGATCTGTGGAATGTACTACACCACTATTAGTATGACGAAGAGCTTTATTCTTTACCAATATATAATCAGGTTCGAATGGGTCAGATTCTGGATCTACTAAATATCCTTCGGAATCAATATCATATCCAGTGATTCTTATTACATCATTAACGAATGCTTCTGATAATTCAGGATTAGCACATAACTTAGATTTTATATTGGTAAGACTAGTCCCTTTATACTTACGATAGTTACTTCTAGCTGCCATTTTTAAATTCCTCCTAATAATTTATCTATACACTTTTATAGTATATACTTTATGCCATTTTTAACACCAGAGTAATATGAAAGGGGGTTGAACCTTATGGGAATGGTTGATAATACATCTCATATTTCAGATGATATCGCTATATTACTTGATGATAAAGTGGATAAATACCATCCTGGAAATCAAGTTTTTAAACTACAAGCATTAACAGGATTACAAGAAAATAGTAAGAGTATTACTACTGAGAAATTCTCTACAAGTTTTTTACTTAACAAAGACAAGACTCCTTTTATGAGTAGATCAAATGTTGATAGAGCATCAGCTTTAGTATTACCATTATCTATAGAATTCACTAGGGATTATCCCAAAAAATATATCCCTATAGGAACTAGATTCACAATCTCTTTTAAGAATGGTGATATTACCAAACCTTATATAACAGGAAGGATGGATTCCTAATGGCTATTAATACAAGGGGTACAGAAGCACCAGAAGATTGCCATACACTAAATGAATTTATTGCTATAGGCCAAAGTTTAGATAGAGCTAATCATTATGGTATGTTTTCTTTTAAAGAAATCGTAAATGGTAGTGAACTCATAGTAAGCAATATACTAGATGATTATCTAGCTGAATTAAAAGAGTTATCAGTTAATGTAAATATCACATCTGAAGAAGCTGAAGATTATATGTATAACCCTAAAAAGTTATCGTATAAGTTATATAAAACTACAGAACTTTATTGGGTTATATTGAAGATAAATGATATTGCAGATGTGCATGAATTTACATTAGATAAAAAGAAACTTAGATTACTAGAACCTAAAGTAATGAGAGAGAGTTTAGATACTATCTATAATGCAAATAAATACGCAATAGATAGTTATAACTACAAACATAATAATGTTACGAGAGATGATGAGATTAAAATCTTTAAATAATGGTGGTACGGGATTAACCCGTACCATCAAAATTTTTTTATGCATGCAATTTTTCATAATCTGGGAATAATACTTTTCTCATCTCTTCTCTCTTTTCTGGTGGTATTACTGTAACTATTTCAAGTTTATTAACTAATCTAGCTACAGGCATCTCTACCTTAATATCTTCCTCAGGTTTAGGAGGAGCTATTGCTTTAGGTGTAGTCATTATACCAGGAGTCATCATATCTTTAGACGAACTCATTTCAGTAAGAGATTTGATAGTATTATTTATAGATACTCGTTCTACATCACCAAATGCTTCTCTAATATCCTCTGTATCTCTAGCAAGAGTTTCTTTAAATGCAGGTACATGGTCATATATATCTTCTACCATAGCAATATAGGAACCTTCATACATTGGTTGGAAGATAACTAGCTTATTAGTAAAGATTTCATATCTATGCTTAGTAAGCATAAACGACATATACCTTATACCAGTAGCTGATACTTCTGGAACTAGTATGATACTACAATCAATATTTCTATCTATATTCACTGAGTCGCCAATATTACATCTTCCCAATTTACGAATGATATCATTCTGATTTCTAGATCTACCTTCATCTATAATCTTAGCGGCATCTCTATTAAGTTGGGAACAAGTAATAAACGGTACGTGATAATACATACTATAGTTCTTAAAGTCATTAGCTACATTACCCAAATCTGTATATGCATCATGAGTATAATCAATCGGCTTAATACGCATAATGTAATCCATAAAGAATCCGATACATTCAAATCCTTCATCTGCCAATCTTTCAGTCATTTCATACAGATAAGACGTATCTTTAGCAAATACAGGCTGGAATTCGATATAAAGTTCAATGTCACCTTCCTCAGAATATTCAAATTTTCTATCTCTAAACTCTTGGATTACTTCTTCTGCACTAGAGCAATTCTTTATATTCTTACCATGGGTAATTACATGGAACAGCGAGCATACATACTCTATTACCAAATTCTCCATAGTAAGCAATATAAGTACAGGTTTCTTAGTAGGATCATTAGTCTTAAATCCTTTATTATATTTCCAAGTCTGATAAAGTAGATTAACCATAGTAACCGTCTTACCTTCACCAGACATACCAAAGAAACAATAAAGTCTATCCTTTTGAAACCCACCACCTAAGAATCCATTCATACCCTGCATACCTGTAACCAACATAAATGATGGATCGGATATATAATGGTGTATATCTTCAGCAGAGTCTTCTAATGCAGATAGTCTAAATACATTGCTACTATCATATCCACTAGTATTATTCTTTCTAAACTCTGTATTCATATCTTTAAATCGTGATTTCAATACTTCAAGATATTTTCTTTTATCTAGTGGATTCTTAACCTTACTATACTCTTCATAGCACTTAAACAAAGTATCTAGATTAGTATCGAGAGTTACAGTATCTAAGAATGTGGCTAAAGTCTCTTCTACATATTTTACTTCATCATTACTAATCTCTCTTATAAAATCTTGATCTTGAAGAAATGGAGATATATCCATTTTACGAGATACATCGGATATTAATAGGTCTTTATTAAGCCCTTTCTCTTTAGCTTCTAATGCATTTCTAATAAAATGAAATTTCAATATAAGGTATTGATCATTAAAGCTAGATTCATTAATCGTAAACATAAGTTTACGCATATTATTTACCGTATACCTATGCACAGATTTATTAGAGCTTAAAAGATAAGATGCATAAAGATTTAATAAGCTATTATCTAACCCATATACCATTGGAACACCACCAATGGTATTATTCGCTTGAGATTTTCTAGGTAAATATTTATTACCTCTTTTTTTATAATCCATATTGCTACCTTCTTCTTTAAGTTGTACTAAAATGTCTCGATATTATAGTCTTTTGATATCTTCCATAAACTTCTGAAGAAGGTCAACTGACCAATAGGAATTCCCTTCATTAGTATTCATATACTGCACCAACTTTTCTTCTGGACTAAGATTAGGATCTACTAAATAGGCTACTTTAGATCTATTCTCTTCTTCCATTTTATTTAATTCATTTTCTATTTGTTGTTTCTCAAAATCGCACTCGATACGTATATCAGGTCTATTACGATAATAAGATTTAAGCATTGCTATCTTATCAGAGTCATTTATAGTAAATATAATTCTAAGATAATCTATACCTAAAGATTTTACCTGATGGATATATTGTATTATCGTATTAGGGTCTTGACCTATTAAATCAGATAATCGTATAGTCTCATATCTAAAAGAGTGTATCTTTTCTAGATGAACTTTATATTTACGAGTCTCTATATTATGAAGAAGTATAAGGAATCCTTTATCTCTTTCTTCTCCAAAACACCATCTAATAGGCGATCCACAGTAAAAAAATTCGTCGTTGTAGTTATTAAATATATGCACGTGACCCGAAATTACGGGACCTTTACATGAACTGAAATCCATAATATCGAACACAGGTTCTCTATTGGAATTCAGATCATGTAAATTTTTCCCATAAATTGAGCCTTTATAAGTCCCATGCATATAGCAAGAGTCATATAAACCTCCATATACTAAAAATCTATTATAATATTCTTCTCCCTTATTATACTCTTCTGGAATACATAAGATTCTCTTACCCTTTACATAAATAAACTGAGTATAGTTTATTATTCGTAAATCATAAGATTCAGTAAACGGATAAAACATTTTTATTTGGTCAGAATCATGAGATGCTGTACCGCTAATTAATATAACAGTAGCACCTTTAGCTCTACATATATCCAATAAAGCTCTCATAAAATACATTGCATACATAACTGCATCAGAAGATGCTATAAATTTATGGTGAAATATATCACCATTTATAGATACTATATCTAAAACTTGCATTTGATATATATAATCCAAGAATTGCTCTTTAAGTATCTTAAATTCTGTAGCTGGATCTATTACTCCAAAATGTATATCTGCAATATGGGCTTCTACAAATAAAGTCTGTGGTTTTTCTCTAACAACAATATCCATACTAAGTTATTCACCTCTCACTTTTATAGTATATAATCTACAGAAATATTAAAAGAAGAGGTTAGTTAAACCTCTTCTTTTTTATTTTGTTTATCTTCAACCTCTTTTTCCATCTTATCTAAATCTATAAGTGTAGTACCTTGTAATATATTGCAAAATACCGACATTATGTGGCATATCATAAATACGAAACACATATTATCTTCGTCCTTAATACTACTATCCAATAAATAGTTCGGATTATGTAGTTTCATATCTCCACGTAATTCGAAATTCTTTTTATATAAAATTCTACTTGTAGAATAATCATCTTTACTATTGGTATCATATCCAATTTGTGATATAGAGAAAATCTTATTTTCCATATCAGCATTTAGTGTAGTAACCGAAAACTTTTCTTTCTTATCTTCTACTTTTATTGGTAATGGTATATTTCCCTTTACTATAAGATCAAAAGCCTTTATCTGCTTACCATTATTATTTGCTAAATCTTCTAACTCCATATTCAAAGTAATGGTTTCATCATTAAATAAGATTTTAACCAATTCTTTAAAAGTTACATTAAACATTTTACAATGGTTTATCATATAGCAGATATAACGTGATATTACCATTACAAAAGTCTCTGGATGGTTTACTACAAGATTTATAGCATAAGTATTTATTTTATCCACTTTTCTTTGTAATAATGGATAAGTAACTTTTCTTATCCACCATGCTCTTAATTTACTTACAATCTTATTAGTTTCTTTAGAGCAGTTTTTATAGTGCATATTCAAAATACTATATAAAATATCATTTACTCTGACTGGATCGTACTTCTCTAGAAATATTTTTAACCCATTCATTCTTAAACTCCTCTTCTAATCTAATAGTATGATAATAGGTATATACCATAGACTCAAAAGTACGTTTACACATATTAAGATACTCTTCATGAGGTTGATAAGACCTATCCAAATAATACTCTTTATATTTAGCATTATCATTTCTTGGAAGTTGTAATACTAATAATCCATCAACTCTTCTATTCATTGATTCTAATAATGTAGTATAAGCAGCTAATTGCAAAAAGTATTTATAAGTAACCTTAGAAGAAGTTTTGAAATCTACTAACCATACTTTATTATCTACACTCATCATTAAGTCATATTTACCACCATAATAAGGACCAACTAACTCTTCTTCTTGCCCTAATACTTTTACTTCTTTATAGTCTTTATTAAGCTTACTCCACCATTCCATAAATTGAGTAAATGGAAATAAAGGAGTATCTTGTGGTACAGGTTCATTCTTAAGAAAACACTCTATACCATAATGAGTAGCAGTACCAAAATCTTGATAATACTTCATAACCTGGGAGTATTTTTCTCCATCTAATCCTAATCTATTTGCCCAATAAATATAATTCTCTTCTGATATCATTTTACTAAGTATGCTAGTAACTCTTGCAACATTTCTATTCTTATATTGATAAGGGCTTTCTTCTATGATATTTTTAAGATTTAACGATCTCAAATCTACCTCATTTATCAAAACAAATCACCTCATAAGATTTTCTTGTTATCCTTATAAATCTGTTTTTACCGTACTAAGTTTATATAAATCCCAGCCCAAGACATCAGATTAAGATGATGATTTTATTATCTTTAAGGGAGGATCTTGATATGATTGATAACAATAAGCCACTTGATCTTAAGTCTTATAGTGATACGTATTTATATTCCAAATACCCATTATATACAAAAAGAATCACCAGTGCTATTATGAATGACCCCGTAATAGATAAGAAAACTGATGCATTCCAAGATGTAATATATGAGATTAAACGTACTCGTGTATCAGAAAGTTTGGTACGGATTCTTAATAGTACAAATGTAGTATTATTAGATTGCGATGATCCTATGCCTCGTGCATTTAAAGTATTTTGTGCTAAAGATATAAAAACTGGAGATAAGAAGCTTAAGATATTTATTGATTGTACTAATGTAATTACTAAGAGTAAAAAGTCTTCAGATCTTATAGTAAACGAAAGTGCATTGATTTCTCATCTTATCAATGCTGGTGTTACTATGGTATATCATAAATTACCACAAAAGATTTTATCTCGTTCTACTCTTATACAAGATATGGCTAAATGTTATGCTAAGTGCTTTACTTATGTAATAGATTATCTTGTAAAGGTAAGTATTCAGGAAACTAATAAGGCTAAAGTATTATATCTCACGGCAATGTTTTTCTATAGATATTTCCTTAATTATAGTGATGAAAGAGCTACTATAGCTGCGTCTACTATATCGGATATTAATACTCGAGAAGCTAATATGATTAATATTCTTATGGATAAAGCTACTCATGTAAAAGGTGTACCAGAAAAAGATACAGATCCATATAGGGATCTTAAATCTTTTATTCGTGCAATGCGTACTGTAATGCATTTTAATAAAGCTATTACTGAAGACGTAGTTGTAGAAAGATGGATGCATCAATTTGGCCCTGGTACAGTATTTGGTATGGAATATTTACCTGCTTTCTCTGCTATGATGACTGATGCATATATAGGTGCTTTCTTAAACAATCAGAGAACTATAGAAAACGTTTGTAAAGTAGATATGGTTCAATACTCTAAAGCAATTATTAATATGCTCGATAATATTGTATAATAAGTAATGTAATAGTATATGTGGAAGGAGGTGACCATTAAGTTATGTCGACAGTACCGGTTCCTGTAAGACCAGGTGGTAGATGGAAAGCTGATTATATTGGTTCAGTAACTGTATATGAGCCAGTTCCTCAAGACTACGATAAAGACATTCTTCCAGGCTCTCTAGAGATAGATTTAGAAGTAGTGGAAGATGATATGCTTGATGGTAGTACCTTTTTAATAGTTCCATTCTCTTCTGATATTATTACAGGTTTAATCAATGAAGGTGGATACTCTGAAGTTATACTTCAAGGTAGATTACAATTTGCTTCTGAACCTGTAATAGATGGAAATAATCTTACCTATGATTTTATATATGGTAAGATGACTAAAATAGAAGAGTATGAAGAAGATATTTTAGATGGTACTATTACAGAATATCTCGATATTCTTGAAACTCTATTAGCTAATGGTAATTTAGAGTTCGAGGGAGATAATTATACAGAGTATATATTAGATGGTGAGCTTGATTACGATATAAGTATACTGGAAGATGATATACTTCCAGGTAAATTAGCTGTTACATTCTTCTTAGATGAAGATATAATAACTGGTAGTGTAAATCTTGAACCAGAAGGAGAAGTTGTAGAAGACTTAATATCTGGTGAATTAGATTATGATCTCGATATATTAGAAGAAGATGTATTACCTAATGCTACTGTAGAATTAGAGTATACTGGAAAAGTAGTAGAAGATATTATACCAGATGGTGTAATGGATTTATGGTTAGTAAATCGTATAGACCAATACCTTATTGAAGGTACTTTGGAACCAGAAGCACCAGAAGGATACTCTACTGATTTATTAGATGGTACTTTAGAGCATGAAGGTGACGTAGAATATAACTTCAATATTCCTTCTACGTTAAATCTAGAAGGATATGAAGAATCTATAGACGTACCTTCTAATGTAGAGTTAGAAATATCTGATTATTATTGGGATAGTATACCTAATGGTTCTTTATCATTAGATTATGAGACTTCTAATACAGATTTACCATCAGAAGGTTATTTTGGTGAAAAAGAAATAGATGATCTTATTGATGGTAGTTTAGAAACTGAGACTGAAGAGTATAATAATGATATACTTAGTAATAACTATCTCAATCTCCAATTAGATGTAGATCTTATAATCCAAGGTGAAATAGAATTAGAGATTGGGTATGTAGATGAAGATATCATTACAGGTGATCTTGATAATGAAAAATACAATGTTTGGTATATCATACATGGTGATGCTACATTAATAGAAGATTATGACGAAGATATACTTGATGGTGAATTAAGTTACGTATTCAGCTATGATGATACTATCATAGATGGTATTCTTGATATAGGTGAGTTAGGTAATTATGATATCATCAATGGTGAATTCGATTTAATCGAAGATATTGATATAGATATCATTGATGGTAGTTTAGAGCATTGTATTAATGATACCTATAGTAATGATATAATCAATGGTAGTTTAATCTGGGCTTATGACTTAGATGAATATATCATTGATGGTACTATAGAAGATATATTAGAGCAAGAATATAAATCTGATATCTTATTCTCTGGAGAGAGTTATGTAGGTAATAAAGAAGTAGTAGATCTTATTGACGTAACTTTAGAGCATGCACCTAATGATGATTTCAAATTTGATATTCCATCACAAGGTTATGTAGAATACGATTACTATGGATATGACTTTATTACTGGTACTACTGAGCTAAAGAAATTTGATACAGAAGAAGAGATAATTCAAGGTTCTACTGAAATAGAGCAAGAAACTCATAAATCTACTATAATTGATGGTAGTGTATGCCTTATAAACTATTCTGAAGATATACTTAATGGTATAATCAATGAAGGTGCTGTATTCGAAGATATAATACAAGGTACATTACAATTTGTATCTGAAGCTGTAATAGAAGATATAGAATACAATAGTGATATAGTATCTGGTTCTCTTACTTTAACGAACTATTCTGAAGATATACTTAATGGTATAATCAACGAAGGTGGAATAGTTGAAGATATAATTCAAGGTACGTTAGAATTCGTATCTGAATCTGTAATAGAAGATGCAGAATATGAAAATGATATAATCAATGGTTCTCTTACGTTAATAAACTATTCCGAAGATATACTCAATGGTATCATTAATGAAGGTGGTATCTTTGAAGATATACTTGAGGGTAATTTAGAATTCATATCTGAGCCTGTAATAGAAGATATAGAATACAATAGTGATATCGTAAATGGTTCTCTTACTTTAACAAACTATTCCGAAGATATACTTAATGGTATAATCAATGAAGGTGGAATAGTTGAAGATATATTACAGGGTAATTTAGAATTCATATCTGAGCCTGTAATAGAACATGATAGTCTCACTTATGACTTTATCCATGGTAGTCTTTATAATACTTATGGGTATGATGAAGATATACTCGACGGTAATATCGAAGGATATGAAGGTATATCCATAGTAGATATACTCGATGGTAAATTAGATCTTGAGCAGATATATAAACGTAAACTTAATTACGATTTCATTTACGGTAGTCTTTATAATACTTATGGGTATGATGAAGATATCATTGATGGTACTATTGAAGGATATGAAGGCATAACTATAGTAGATATCATTGATGGTAAATTAGATCTCGAACGGGTATATAAACGTAAGATTGTCTATGACTTTATCCATGGTAGTCTTTATAATACTTATGGGTATGATGAAGATATACTCGACGGTAATATCGAAGGATATGAAGGTATATCCGTAATAGATATCATTGATGGTAAATTAGATCTTGAGAAGGTATATAAACGTAAACTTAATTACGACTTTATATATGGTAGATTATCTAAAATAGACAAGTATGAAGATAATATCATTGATGGTATTATCGAAGAATACGAAGGTTTATTTATAACAAATATATTCCATGGAAGTTTCGAATTAGAAAAATCTGAAGAGAAAGATGATATCATTGATGGTACTGGTTTCTATGGTGAGAAACAAGATACCGATATCATTGACGGTAGTATAGAGCATGATAAGAATGATTATAAAGGTGATATATTACCAGGTACATTTACTGTTGGTGAAAAGGCTGATCCTACTGATGTAGATGGTTATCTTGAAATAGATAAAGAGACTTTAAATGAACCTATAATTGATGGTAAGATCGAAGATATAGACCATACTGATATAAATGTAGATATTATCGTAGATGGTGAGACAGAATTAGAAGCTTCTTCTTATAAAACAGATTTGATTCCTGGTAAGCTTAAATTAGTAAGATCTCTTTATATCAAAGACTATTTCGAAACTCCAAGTGTATTAGAGTTAGAAGAAACTAAATTAGATTTTGATCCATTATTTGATGGAGCATCTGTATATCTTGAAGGAGAACCAGTATGGTTAGATTTACCGTGTATCGTAGAAGATTTCGAAACTCCTACATTTACTCCTGGAGTTATAGTAAATCTCTTTAGTACACAATTTGACATATCTGGTCCTACTAATAAGACTATTAAAGCTATGAGTGGTTGTAACTTTACTGGTGAAAGTGCTATTATACAAAGGGGGTGATTAGGAGTGAATTCGGTATATTTTGAACCTGAGAATGATAATGCTGGTTTGTATTATCTTGATACGAATGGTTATCTTTTATATTACTTATTTAGACTAAGTATGGAATGGACTATTTACTTTAAGTATAAAGTAGATAAAGAAAATTTGGATAAGACTGGAGATTTTGCTCCTATCATCTCTTATAGGCAAAGATGGCCTAGAGATGTAGCTGATAGAACTACTAAACCATTTCTTATTATCCAAGATAGTAAATTCTTCTCTATATCAGCAGATGATGATAATACATTCTTTTCTAGAGACGTTAGCTATACTTTTAATGGTAAATGGCATACTTGTTGTATAACCAGAAAAGATAAATGGTTAAGAATATTTATTGATGGTTACTGTAGTGCTAAGTATGATGTAGCTACTAATGGATTTGAATTTGGAGATGAAATGTTTTTAGGTTACCAGAATTATGGTAATACTGTAATTACATTCCAAGGTGGTTCATTAGATGATTTCAATATAACTCAAGGTTGTGTATATGAGTCACATCATATAGCTCCTACAGAATATTTCTGGAATGCAGATATAGTAACCAATTATTATGAAAATGATCCAGCTAATGTAGATAATCTAGAAGATGATGTAAAACATAAGTTAGATAGATTAGAGCAACACTCTACTTATCAATTAAATGAATTCCAGAAGGGTTGGTTACCTAGACGATTAGCTATTACTTGGTATGAAGATGATACTTATTTTAAAGATGAGAAATTCACTTATCATACTACTAGGAGTAGAGACTATACAATAGTTCATGTAACCAATGTAGATAACCCATTCTTTACAGTAAATGATAGATTCTTAGAAATCAATGCTCTTAAAGGAATAGAAAATCAGAAGATTCTTCCCTTTATGTGTTTTCTTAATAGATGCTTTGTAAAGGTATCTAAGATTAAGATAATAAAATCTGATAACTTCTATACATTCGTATTTACTGATAGAGATCCTTATTTTAATGATCCAGTAAAATCATTTGAGATTGTAATATTACCATTCCCAGTTATATATGAAGAAGACTATGGTGAAAGACCCGATATGCTTCCATTATATAGTTTCGATGAGAATGGTAAATTCAGTCCAGGTGGTGGTATTAGTTTCTACTATATAGATTCTAATAGAATTGGGAATAAAATAAAATCTATTGGTAGTCGAGAAGACTATATACCTCAAGAAGAATTAGATAGAGAAGTAAACCTGAATAATTTGATTGCTTCTATTAATAAAGGGAATACATCTCCTAATACAGATAATATTCTTGAAGAGAAAGATATGATGCGTTTTGTATGGAGACATGGTAAATTAGAACTAATTCGTATAGCTAATGATGGTGTAGGTGCATTTATGTACTTTATGGCATGGGATCATGGTTGGATAGATCCTACAGATAAAGTTGTAATGTATCTTGGTTCTACTGTAGTAGACCCATCTAAATATAAAGTCATAGGTTATGACTTAATATATTTCTATGACTATAAAGATCTCAATGTAAATACTTCTCGTAATGTAACTTTACAAGTTATAGCAGAACCTACACCAGATTGGTTATTTGCTGACTATACTAAGATACGTTATGTAGAAGTAGAAGCTACATTAGAGCATCAGTATGTATTCAATATACCAGAAGTATTAGATGATGATGGCCATCCATTTAGAGATTTCTTAATATTCCGTGGTGGAGTATTTATGGGTGATCAAGATAGATACGAAATAGATTATGAGAATATGACTGTAAGATTCTTAAGGGATACAGATTATGTATCTAAAGGACGTCATATTTGTTTCGTATTTGTAAAACTTAATCATCAGAATGCTAGTGGTAGATTACATGTAAAACCTTACATGTATACAACATTTGCTCCGATATATAATATCGAAATACTTGATGACCCTTCTTTCAAATATAATGATCATTTTGGTGTAGAATTACCAGGATTATTAAAAAATATACATTGTACTCATAGCAATGTATTAGTATTCCAAAATGGATTGTTTGTAAATCCAAATAGATACACTATAGATGAAAAGCATAAATTATTTATCTTCTTAGATCCTAATGATAGTGGTACTATGAATTTAGGTCATCCTAAGAGAATGCTTACATTTGTAGTATTACGTATAGTAGATGCTTTTGCTGATCCTATATCAGTAAGAGATAAAGTTATTAAAGAACAAATACTACAGGGTAGTAGATTTATCTTATATGATCTTAATATACCTAAGAATATGAAGATTACTTTGGATAATCTTATATGCTTTGACCAGAATGGTGAGTATATACCAGATTTGATAGGTAAGATTTATAATCTTAATATTATTAAGCATCTTAAGACTTCTGACCCTGTACATAGATTTGTAAGATTCTTAACTTGTGTATATAGCCCTGTATATAGCTTAGAGAACTTTGCTAATGCTATAAGACCTGATAATACTAACTTCTTAAAGAATTACATTAAACTTTATAAAGAGTTTAATGAGTTAGATAGTAAATTCGATACTCTAATGGCAGATTTTGATGAGCATTATAGAACCAGTCATACTTATGGTGCTAATCTTGCTAGAATGCTTGATCATGTAGTTACATACAACCAATCTCTTTTAGATAGTGTATATGAATCTAATACTACAGCTACTAGAAGAACTTATAATACTGCTACTATAAATAATATGAGTTATAATGTTGGTGGTATGTATAGATATAGATTGGAAAGGGATAATTATAGTGGTAATAATTGGTATAGAACGTATCCTTTGGTATTCCAAGATGGTAAACTAGCATCTTGGTATAAGAATACTACTTATACTAATAATGCTACCTATATCAATATGCCTACTAAATTACCATCAGGTGCATTAGTAGAGTCATTACATGCACATAAAATGGTAAACTTCTTAATGCCTGTACAAAGTAAAGCTACTAAAGTAAAAGAGATTAATGCTTGTTTTGATGGTAGAGTAGTAGCTGGTACAGTATTAAATTACTTCTGGCCTACTAATGTACCTACTACAGTTAATAAAGTAAATGTAGCAATGTGTAATAGGTCTTATAGTTTTATAGGTCAGGTATACGTAGAAGAACCATTAAGAATTCATATAGATCCTATATTCTTCGATACATTCAAAGGAAGAGTACATGTATCTGCGCTGCTTAATAAAGACGTATTCCCAGGTAAGGTTGAGGTAGAAGACGTACCTAACGGAGTAGTGGTTGATTTGAGTAGATTTAATATGATTTATGAATTCACTGGTCATATGGAAGTACCTGGGCCTGTTGGATTTGAATTTACTTGTACGGTTGAAGTCGACGATTGGTAATATATTAAAGGGTATACCTTTTCAGGTATACCCTATTATTTTATAACACAAAAGAGGTGTGATTAATGTCACAATATACTACAAGATCAATACTTAGTGTTATAGATGCTTATGATTTGGAAACTGAAATAAATAATAAAATTAAGAATGATCTTATAGGATTACATCCAGAAGATATACAAATATTTGCTAAAGTCACTGATTACAGTTATTATCCTATAGATTTTTATATGACTAAAGATGGAGAAGTAAGAATAGAGAATGATGATATCATAGCTGGTGCAAGTATCTTTATAGGATCTAAGCGTCAGTTTTTATATAAACAGTATACAGTACCAAGTGATAGTAATAAATTTGCATTTGATGAATACTTTAAAACAGCTTGGAATCCTGATAAATTTATGATATATCTTAATGGGTATTTAGTAAACCCAGCTTTATGTAACTTTGTTATACCTAAACTGGATAATACTTATCTTAAAAAGATATTGTATATTACAAGAACTCTTAAAGCTGGAGATATATTAGATGTATTCTATATAGAATGTGACGATAATCTTACAGATAACGTTCCTATAGTAAGAGACGTTCATCTTAACTCATATAAATATATTGCTCGTATGGATAATGAGACTATAATACAGATTCCCTATCCTAATAGCACATATCCAAGATCTCAAAACTCTTTCTTTGTATTCAATGATAAAGGAGAGTATTTGGATAATAGATATGATTATGATATAAGTGAAGATGGAAGATTTATAACTCTATTAGACCCACATAAATTATTAGAGAATGGTAAGAATTGGTTAGTATTTACTTTCCCATATATAGAACCAGATTTTGAAGTAGATGATGGAAAGAATACTATAAGATTTGACCAATTATATTCTATATGGAATCCTACTGCTTATAGTGGTGATGGTATAGTAAGATTTGAACCTTTATATGAAGAGTTTGATTTAACTAAAAAGTCTTTTATCTTATTTGGTGGTACTACATGGATAGACCCAGAAAGATATGATCTTATAGATAATAATACAATACGATTTAAATATCCTGAAGATAAAATGAGATGTGGTTGGAATCGTTATGTAATGAATATCTTTAATGAAACTAGTAAGTTTAATAGAAAATATGGAGATGTAGAATACTTAGTTATACCTGTAAAAGCTACAGAATATAATCAAAAGTATTTCGATATACCAGTAGTAAATAAGAAATACTTATCTTTCTTATTATTCGTTGGTAGTATACTGTATGATAGAGATGATATGTATGAGATAAACAATACTACACATAAGATAGAAATAACTCATTATAATGATTATGTAAATTATGGTAGAACTGTTTATTTCGTATTCTTAAAACCTGCTCGTACTCGTATACAAAAAGAGACTATATTTAGAAAGATGGAGTTTCCTGCTAAATCTCCTAATCCTACTCCTATACCTCCATATTTATATGATGATATGGAGTTTAATGCATCTAATCTCTTATTATTCTTTAGAGGTGTATATCTAGAGCCTACTAGATATAGGATAATAAATAATAAGATTTATCTTAATACTACTATTCCTACTGGTGGTTATGCAGATAATGAAATACCCCCTGGCAACTTTACTGGTATATATCTAGCAGCTTATACTAATCCTGATGATGACCCATATAAGGATATTATACAGGATATGAAAGAGGATAATGATTATACTCAATTTGAAGAAAGATATGCAGATGTAGAGCAATTACCAGATGATGGATATAGAGTAACTATACCATTCCCTTATACTAAATTTACTGATACACAATTCTTTATTACATTAGAAGATAAGAAGATTCTTATACCAGAAAGAAATTGGTATAGAACTGATCCTAATACATTGTATATACTAGATGATAATCTAAGACCAAATAGTAAGCTTAGATTTACTTTTATGCATAATGCTAATAAGCGTTATATAAATAAAGTAGAATATTCTATAAAGACTTCTGCAGGAGTAAATGAGTATCAATTAGATATGAGTCCTTATAATGCATTTCTTAATCTCAATATGAGATCTATATGCTTTTATAAAGGATATGAATTAGAAAAGAATCAAGCAAGATTTGATTATAATAATGGTATCTTGTATATATTGGATACTGAAAATATAGTAATGGAGAATAATCAGTATATAGATATAGTAATCTTCTTTACTGGTGTAAGAAAGAATCATGCTATACAGAATTTACCAGAATCTGGATATATCTATCTTAAGCGTCATGATATAGATAGGAATTACAATAATAATCTCATGGCAGTATTCTTAAATGGTAAATTAGTACCAAGAAAAGATATCACTAAGATGACTAACAACATCTACAAATTCAATAGAGATGTAGGAGAAAGATATAATCTTGAAGTAAGGAATATGAGTCCTAGAATAGATAGTATAGTTCCATTTTATAAGAGAGCTAATACAGAAGAAGACGTACCTAAACAGATAGTATCTAGAGACTTTAGTGGTACTATATTGGTTCCTAATCTTACTCCTTATAATAGGAAGCATATAACTCCATTACTTAATCCTATTATATTCGATCCTAGTATATTAGACCATCCAGAATGGTGGATTAGTCTTATCCATAGAAGTCATACACATACTCCTGAGAGTGATAAAGACGTTAATTATACCTTACAATTCTTTAGAGATGATTATATTGATTATCCAGAATCTGTAGATGTAACTATAGAGTTACGAGTTTCTAGTAGTCATGATAATCTTACTAAACAATCTGATTCTTCTTTCTTATTAGTAAAACTTCCTGTAACTATTACTCAGATAGATAAAGACTATTGTTATTCTACTATGAGAATAGAGAATCTTACTAAAGTTATAACTGGTGATGTACACCATCAGAAATTAGCTATAGATGGTATATTAGGAAGATTTAATATAAGTGGTATAAGATCTAAAGAGAATGAAGAATGCGTATTGTATTATGAATTACAAGCAAATAAATTTGATGCTGGTGCAGATAAGGTAGGTATATTTGAATGGGTTGTTAGTACAGAACGTGATGGTACTGGTATAGTACAATGGACTCAGCATATGGATATTCAACCTACTAACTCTGAAAGTATACCTACAGAATGGGATGTAGATGATGAGGAGGATGATTAATCATGGCTGGATTTCCCACATTCAATGCTGATGGAACTATTAGTTTCCCTGGTGATGTAACTGATTTAACGGCTGTATATCCAGACGTACAGCCTCATTATAACAATAATAATCCAGATACTAAAGTTATAGTATGGCCGGATATAATAAATAATAATACTCAATCTTATCTTCATGATTGTGCTTTGCAGTTTAATGAGATTCAAGATTGGGTATCTACTTACAATCTTCCGTATAAGATATTGCTTAAAGGCTCTACTGGTAAAGTAGATTATAGTGAAGGATATTATATCCCACCTGATGCACCTAATAATCAGAATGGTAAATTAGCATGGCATCCTGAATACTATCATTATACACATGAAACTATCAAACGTATAGCAGAAGGTGATAGTTGGTTACCATCTAACTTTCCTAATAAACAGGTTGCTACATATGGAAAGACTACAGTATATTATCTTACTCAAAATGGTGTTAATGAAAATAATGGTATACATGATTATACTCAGACTCTGCAGATGTCTATAAATCTCGGAAAATGGAGTGATTAATCATGCCTACACCTACTTTACGTTATGAATCTCCACAACCATATCCTAGTGGAAGTGCAATGAATACTAATGTTAAAAACGCTATTCCTATATCAACTAATTATAACTCTAATAGTGATACTGGATATGATTTGAATAGTAAAGAAAATCCTGCTACTTGGGGGAATAGTAATAAGAGTGTAGATCCTTCTATAGACCCTAGTAAAGATATATTAGCTAGAGACTTTGTATCTACACTCTATTTTAAAGAATGGGATGCTAACCATTGCTTTAATGATATAGAAAGGATAGATAATCCTTGGGGATTTGTAAACAATAATGATACTTATGGTTATTCTCCATACTCTACTGTATTTGATACTACTAACCCATCGGCTATAACTAATCTTGCTAAATTAGGATATAGAAGCTTAAAGTTTAAATATCCTTATACTTATATCTATTCTAAGAGAGATATAGATGTATCTGAAAACAAGATGTTTACATTCTCTTTCTTCTATAAGATAGAAAGGCATTATCTTATAGAAGCATTGAAGTATGATAAACAAATCTATGGTGTATGGTGGAAAAATGGTGAGATTAAATTATTCTGGAAACCGTCTAGTAATAATACTAAACTAAAGAGAGTTATACATTTCAGATACTATCAATTAGAGTTTGATATACTGTACGATTACGATACATATAGTGGAGATTATTTTATAAACTTCATGATGTGTATGGATACAGATAATAGATTAAGAATCTTTATAGATGGAGTGTTATATTATGATCAATATTATACAGGAAATTTTGATTACACTTTTAGTGGATTAAAGATAGGGAACTATGATGATATAGCCGATAGTACATTTATAATGCAAGAAGGACCTCAAATAGAGTTTGATGAAATAGCATTTTGTACTGACTGTTTACACAGAGAGTCTTTCGATGTAGTACATAGATCTATACATAATACTCATCCTGAATCTGAGATTGTAACTAAACAAGAAGAGGAGGAGAGTTCTAAGCATATAGACCATAAGATATATGGTGCTCCTGGATTTTATACACAAGATAAATCCAATATAGATATAGTAATGGATCAGATAGAAATCCAGAGACATAGGGATTATGTAAATCCTCCTGGATATAAGAGTGATGAGAAATATAAGTATAGATTCGAGAATAATTCCGATGATAAAAGAGCTGCTAGCTTTTTTGAGTATTGGAATAAAGAAGAAAGAAATAATCTCACTGCTAGTCATAGACAATATTAACAAATAATAAAGGAGAACCCTATTATGGGTTCTCCTAATATTTTGTATATAGTATTAATAATGCTGACCATAGTGGAACATATAATCATTATATCCTGTATTAACGTGATAATAGGTAATATCAGTTGGTCCTTCATCATCTGTAACTATTTTAGCTACTAAGATACGAGAGAACTGACGAGAACCAACAGGAATCATCTGAGTAGTATCAGCGAAGCAATTAATCTTATCACGAGAATCTTTAGGCCTTTCCATATAAATATAGTTAGTAGCATTACCAACTAATGGTACTTCTACAGCTTCAAGCATTTCAGAATAATAACCACCTAAGAATATATCAATAGCCGGTACGAAACAACGTAAGCCTGTAGAAGATCTGCACCAGAAATAATAGCGATTTTCCCTATTATTAATTATAAAATCATCATCAGAATAAGTAGCTGAACCAGAAAATGCTAAGAAAGGTTTCTGAGATGCAAAAGACCTTATAATCTGAGAATATCCTTGATTATCACCATGAATAAATCCTAATGCTGGACCACTATAATATAACTGCTGTGCAAACCACCCATTAGAGAACGACCACACATATGAAGTATTACGAGGTACATTTCTAGAAGTAAAGTTATTATAAGAAGAATTAAATTCTACTGTAAAGTAACCTACCCAATGTTGGTCAGTAGAAGTGTAGTTAGCATAAATACCTAATACATTATAAGTTGCAGAAACACAATTCATAGTTTTAAAAGTCCAGTTAGATTCATCTATACCACCATTTGCACGAGCAGTTTTAGTATCACTATGTGCATTGGAAGCGAATTTAGTAAAGCAGTTATTAAATGTAGTAACAGTACCTGCAGAATTTACAAAGAATATTACTGGGTATCTATTATAAGTACCATTAGTTCTAGTAGTACAACAAATTATCCAATAATTTCCTAAAGGATTGTGGAAAACTGCTCCATAAGAAATATTATATCCACTATGAGAAGTAGGAATCTTAATATTTAAATCGAAATTCAGTGTACGATAAGTTGATCTATTAGAAGTAAACGAGTTTGAAGTAGTAACCTGATTTACTTGCTCAGCTACTAAACGTTTATTAGCAGAATCATAATAAGAATAGACTATCAATAACTGATTATTAGTTTGCCTACAAAAAACTAAACCACTAGGATCTGATCTAAGCATAGTAGGATTAAAATCGCCAAAAGAAATCTCAAAATACTTACCAGGTTTGGGTTCAAAGTAATGGTTATTTTCCTGACCAGCTATTAATCTACATTCTTGGAAATAAGTAAGATGATTACCTTGTTTATTCTGGGAATTCATTATTACATGATCCCATACTACATAGAATGGGAATACAAACTTACCCCAGTTAGATGCGTCAGCTGCAGTAAGATTTCTCCATACACCTTTACTATCCTGGTCGTTATAGCCAAAGCAACCAGTAGCTGTACTCTGACTAGCCATTGGAAATTTTCTTTGATGCACACCATTATTGATGTAGTTATCATCTATCTGACCACGATAATAATTTCCTTTAAATGAATCGTAAGAATTATTAGTACCAGCTGCATGGCCAGGAGCACCTTGGCCTATACGAATTTCAGCTATATTAATATTAGCACCGTTATTATTAGTATTATTATAGTAATAAGATTCAGGTATATTATATCTTACCTGTACTGATGTAGAAGACCAACTACTAAAATCACTTCCTGGTTCATATGTAATGTTGCCCATTAACCAGCTACCGTGGTCATAGCATAATATACCACGTTCTGGTAACATAAGCATACCATAGCTACCCCAATGATAATAAGTCCAGTCTACAGTTAGGTCTTGTGCTCTATAAATACTATGATATGGACTACTAGCAGGGAAGAATCTTCTACTACTACCATATATAGCATTTAAATCTACATACATCTTTTCATTCTCTAAGTTAAAAGTCTTAAGCAATGATAAATCACTATATCTAAATATTCTTAATACTTTACTATCATATCTATTTTTAAGATTATAATTTAAATGACTATAACATGCTATGGTTCCCCATTTTCTAAAGAATCTTATCATACTCCATCCATAATTATCTCTTATACTAGTAATATCTTTGTATGTAGTCCATTGACTTACATCATAACTAAACTTAGTATCCACTATATAGCATCTGTTATTAGAGCAGTTTACTATAATATAATCGTTATCCAGTGTATATATACCAGTTATATATACACCCAATGTATTACAGAAACCAGGAGTACAAACATTATTGTTATAAATAAACACCTGTGTTTGTTTAGTACGATAAGCTTGGAAGAAACGGGTTTGCCGAGCATAACCGCCATCATCAGCCATAAAGTATGCCACTTCATTACCAGAGGCATCTGTCGTAATAAATATACCTGACGCAGGATGGTTCATATTATATTTCGGCATTACACTTACTGTATCTTCTTGATAAAATCCTATCTTTGGAGCCATATTACAGAAATCTAATCTGCTCATCTTTTCTCCTAATGCAT